AAACGAAACCTACGGTTTCTTTTTCCGCTCCTTTTTCTTCCCTCACTGCAAGCAACAGTAGAAGTTGCCCTTGCTGTAGATCCCAAGTTCTGTGAGCCCGGTCAAATAGTTGCGGGTCTCCACTTCAACGTGCCTCAGTAGACCGCTGTCGATCAGTTCATAGGAGGCTTTCAGCTCCGCACGGAGGGGAGGTTTCCGGGGTATTCTGGATTTTGGGTAAATAAGGACCGCTTCCCCCTTGGGCCGAATTCTCAGAATGTACCCGAAGCCTATCCGATCAAAGATGTCTCGCGCCGCTTTGCTGAGGTTCTGTCCTCGGTATGCGGTGTAATTCGGCAGGCTTTCCAATTGCGTCTTCAACTCCTGCTCGGCCTTCATCTGCTCTATGACTTCGGTAGCAGCCGTGACCAACTTCTCGAACATCTCGTCACGGTGTTTTTCCCGCTCCATAATCCGCTGGTCGCGTTCGTCCCGGCGCTTCTCCCAATCTGGATTGATGCGGTGTCGGATTCGCGTTGGCTTGCCCCGACTGATGATTACCTTTCTCATGTCAACCTTTCTTCCGTTCGCAAGGTCTCGGGTCCTTCTCGCAAGAAAGGATCCCCAGACGTACAAAGTCCGCCAGTGCGAGACCCGCGGCGTCAATGTACCGCCGGCGTTCTGTCTCCTCGACGCCTCCCCGCCCCAACTTCTCGAGCATGAGGTTCGCCAGTTCTACCGGGGTGAACCGCTCCGGCTTAACGATCTTAGTTATCAGCGGCATGTCTATTCTCCCTTCCGTTTGAATGCGGGCCACACGATGTACAACACGAGAACGGCAAAGGCCGCCCACACCCACCAGGGAGCCACGCTCATCACGTTACCCACTTCCCCTCTGGCTCTTCGTCGATCCATTTGGACCGGCAGGTAGCTGCGTCGAGCGGCTCTTTCCTTCTGAGCCTTCGCCACCAGTCACACCATCGGCAGAGGACGATCCAGCGAATCCAGAAGTCTCCGGCCGCCTTTGATCGGATGAACATTCCCAATCCGTTTTTGTCCCCGACGTAGAAGGTCTTGAGTATGCGGGTGGGGTGCGTGCAGCAGAGCACCGTCTCCCCGTCCCGCGGTTCGTTGAATGAGGCTGGTTGGCTCAAAGTGGTTTCTCCTCGTTCTTCCAATTGATGAAGTCTACTGCGTCGGCACGGTCGGGGAAAAAGGCAACGTCCTTGAACATCAGAGCCTCGCCACACCCGCAGTGGCCCTTCACTAACTGGACCGGCCATACGATCCCAATTGCGGTGATGCTCTGGCGGCATTCACCGATTCTCAGGTAGGGCATGGATTCGGGCGGAGCGTTCATTCCGCTGGCGGCCGCCAAGTCGTACTCGGTTTTTGAGAACACGCCGGTCGGATCGGGATTGTCGTCCACGAGGCGGAGGAAGGCTTCGGGATGGTGGGCGAAGTTGTTCTTCCCGTCGTTTGCCGCGAAGGTGTCATGTGGGCAAATCGTACTTCGATATTTATCCTCGAAAGCCATGTAGCAGGTTGCGCATTCTACGATCATCGTGTGTCCTCTTGGAAGGGAAGAAAAGATCCAAAGGAAAGAAACCGTAGGTTTCGTTCTTTTGAGCTTCGATCCCTGAACATTCGGCTCATTTATCGGATCAACCCCGTCAGGTTTCGCATCCCCTTCTGTGCCCCTGGCGTCTGGCCATGTACCGGGCACGTCGTCATCGGCTTGAGAATCCCCCCGGTAGCCGTTCTGAGGCAGCGGCACTCGCTCCCCCCGATATACTGGGCCTTGAGCTTGCGATAGACGGCCAGGGCAACGCTGTGCTGTGGCTCGGGCAGGGAGGTAAGGGCAGCCATATCCCCCAGGAGAGCCAACACGGCCCGGTAGAGGGTCAGGAGGACATCCTTCTCGTAGCCTCCGCGGAGAATCTCGTCACGCAGGCTCTCAGCATCTTTGCGAGTCCGTACGCAGGTTCCCACCTTGGCAAGTAGGCCGGGGCCGCCGGCGGGGAACTTCGTTAGAGTAGGGTCCATGGAGTTCTCCATTTGGAACTTAGTTGAAGCGGGGCCGTCAATGAGCCCCGCTCCTCTATATTGCGTTTCCCGGTTATGTCCCCGGCGCCGGTGTCGGTGGTGTCTCGGCGTCAACGGCCGCCGCCTGATTCTGAATGGTGCTCAACTGGCCCACATTGTCCTTGAGGCTGGCCAGCGATACCGCCAAAGCATCCAAGGCAACTGGATCGGTGATTTGCGCTTTGAGCGCTTCAATTTGAGCATCCAGGTTTTGAACGTCCCCCGCAATTCCCGTAAGGGATGTTGCGACAGCGGCCTTGAATTCCTCCAGGGCCGTGTTTGCCAAATCCACATCGGCTTTCAGGTCTGCAAGTGTCTTCATTACGAAAGTCCTTTCCTTGCTCCAACGATGTTTACAACATGAAAAAAACATGGGGTACCTCACTGGAACTCCCCAATTCTCACACAATTATTTGCCTTGTGTGGCCACTTGAAACGTTCCGTGGCTGTCTGGTGCGAATATAGCAAAGCCCACATCGACCGGGGCGCTGGTGAACGTCAGGGTCCTGGAAACCTGATTGGCGTCCGTGACGGTGACAGTGACGGGGTACGATCCAGGGGCGGTAGCTTTTCCGCTCAAAACCCCACTCGACGTAAAAGTGAACCCCGGAGGCAGAACGGTGCCCTCTGCAACCTTCCATATATAAGGCGGCGCCCCACCGGCTGCGACGAGAGACTGGGAGTACATGACGCCCACATAGGCGTTTGGCAGGATGGCAACAATCTCCAGCGTCGGAACTACCGGAGGCGGAGGTGGCAATTTGATGTTCAGGATTCCGTCCGAGGTGCTGGCTGGGTCCGGTGTCAACTGGAACTGGGTGGGGTCCATCTTGAAAAACCAGTAGGGTTGTGACTGGCCCCTTTTCAGATTGTCGTACACCGGGATTCGGAGTCCTACCCATGGGCCGATCGTCTGCTGTGTTGCCGGGATCAACAGGACGCCGGCAGAGAGCACCAACGCGAGAACAATCCGTTTCGTCATTTCACCACGATCGTGAGACTCTTCACGGCAAATGTCGGGACCGAAGCCAACGCCGAGTCGCTGTAGGCAGACTCCACCGAGTTGAACATGGCCGTCGCCACGTAGCAGTAGGGCCCAGGTTGGACGGCGGTGTCCACGTAAGTCTTGTCCGTCAAGGGAGTCGCCGTGATCTTTGAGAACGTGGGGGTGCCGCTGCATGGGCCTGCCGCCCGATAGACGTTGTAGGTTGTGCCGGCCGGATTGAGTGTGTCCGTCCAATTCAACGTCACGCTGTGAGCGGTCTGCCCGAACATCAGGCCAGCCGCCAGAAGAAACAGAAGTGCAAGTTTCATGTCAATTCTCCGTTATCCGATTTTCGGTTTCCGCTTCGGTTCGATCTTGGCGAGGATCTCCCGGTACTGTTGGGCCTGCTCCCTCCACACCTGAGCCATGGGAGTATTGTCGGTTCCATCCGGCCGCAGGCGCATCTCCGCTTCGAACATCGTTCGACAGTGGGCTATGGCATGGCGCAAGGCGCGGGAGAGCACTGAGGGTTTGGGAGCGGGGCGACTATGTTTTTCCATAATAGATATTGACAAGAACTAGTTTATGGCGCATACTGAAAGCGTGCAGAAGCCCAAACATCCGGGTGGCCGTCCACCGATCAACGTGCCATGTGGCTGGTGCGGCCAAGTTTTTTCGATTGGCAAACTTCGAGCACATGTCACAACCTGCCCAAAGCGCCCCGTAAAATAAATGTTCAAGGCGTTCAAGTACCGGCTGGAACCAAATGCCAATCAGACGCGAGAACTTGGAATCGCTCTGGAAACGCATCGCCAACTGTACAATGTCTGCCTTGAGCAGCGGAAGACTTCCTATGAAACCGCCAAGAAGTCCATCCGCTATACGGAGCAGTCTGCGTGGTTCAAAACTGAGCGGTATGTCAACCCTTGGTTTGCCAAGTTGAACTTCTCCAGTGCCCAGACCACAATGCGTCGTCTCGACAAGTCTTTTTGCGCGTTTTTCCGGCGCGTGAAATCTGGTGAATCTCCCGGTTATCCGAGATTCAAAGGGCGTGACCATTTCAACAGCTTCACGTATCCGAGTATTACAAATGGTGCCCGTGTCATCGGGAACAAACTCCGGCTCCAACATGTCGGGATGGTGCGAATCAACCTGCATCGGCCGATAGAAGGGCAACCCAAGACAACCACCATTAAACGGGAAGCTGGAAAGTGGTATATGGTTGTCTGTTGTGAACTTCTCGACGTGCCGATAGCGGAGAGTGTTTTGCCCGCTATTGGAATTGACCTTGGAATTGAGAAGTTTTTGACGGCTAGCGATGGCTACACTGAACCGTCGCTCCAACCCCTTAAGCCGCTTCTTCCCAAGCTCCGGATTGAGCAGCGTTCGCTGTGTCGGAAGAAGAAAGGGTCCGCCTCGCGGCGGAAGCAACGCAAGGTCGTGGCACGGCTTCACGCCAAAGTGCGGAACACCCGGTGCGACCAGCACCATAAGATTGCGAATAGATTGACGAGCCGCTATGGCGCGATCGCGGTGGAAAGCCTGAACATCCGAGGGATGCTTGGGAACCGCCGGCTCGCTCGTGCGGTGTCGGATGCTGGATGGTCCAGCTTTCTGACGATCCTGAAGCACCACGCTGAGAGTGCGGGCGTTCGGGTGGTCGAAGTGGATGCGCGTGGAACATCGCAGACGTGTCCGGAATGTGGGGCCGTGGCGCAGAAGGCTCTCAGCCAACGGAAACACATTTGCGGATGCGGGTACTCCACGCATAGAGATCACGCCGCGGCTCGGGTAATTCTGAGCCGTGGCCAGGCTGGGATGCAGCCTGGAGGCCGTAATGTTGGTGCTGTAATGCCGCATGGCCTCAGAAGCCGTCTGTTTTAGCTGACGGAGCATCACCACTACTCTTTTGGAAAACAACGGCCCACGTTTTTCTTACTACTCTTTTCGGAACACTTTGCGAACAGGTTTATTGTACTACCGGAAAAGATCGGAAAGCAAGGGAATTCGGAGGTCTTCTGGAAGGGGGTATTAAAAACGGCTGGTTTGAAGCGGCCGGCCACCTCCCCCGAGATCATCCGGCCGCTTCGCGGAGACGCTGAACAGTACGCTGCAACTACGATGGCTCAAGTATAAGGCGGGGGATTGGCGGGTGTCAAGAGGATTTGAAGGTGCCGGCGGGGCGGGGTGTTTGGCGGTCCTCGCCTCGCCGGCGGTGCAGACCCAAGCGGCGTACCTCCACGGGCCGCTCTGCTCAGTCTGCTGCAAAAATCAAAAGGGGCGGTTCCCAGTTCGATCTGGGCTCAAACCGCCCCTTTCTTGGATGGCCCACCGCTACCTGCCCTCTTTCTCGCTCTGCGAGTTTTTGCTACGCGGGTCTTACGGAATTGGCTACCATCCCGTCTGTGTGGGGTATTCCTATAATCTTGGTGGCGGGGCTCGGACTTGAACCGAGAACCTTTGCGTTATGAGCGCAACGAGCTGCCAATTGCTCTACCCCGCTGAGGACAGCGTACCACCACATGCGATCAGATTCAAGAGGAAAGTTGGGGGAGGGCGGAGGAATCGAACCCCTACGCTTTCACGTACCTCCGGGTTCGGACCGGATTGCCGACCATTCAGCGGCGCCCTCCGTGGAGCATCGCCGCGGAGTCGAACCGCGCACATAGGGGTTGCAATCCTACGCCTTACCGATTGGCTTGCGATGCGTGAGAACTACCGTGATGAGGGACAGTGACGAGAGGCGAAAGCGGCTTGGAAGCGCATAATGTTGTTGGGGCGGCCGGTGCCATTTCCTTCCGCCCCGCGGAGAACCGAGCAAGCTGGAAGCCCATCTAGGTCAGATTCAGAATATCAAATGGATGAAACCGTGTCAATCCCTTTTGAGGAACAAGAGGAGCCCAATACCTCCTGCGGCTGCAATCCAAACCCACATCGAAACTCCGGAGAGATCCGGGAACATGGATGCCACGTCGTAACTCGACGGAGCCGGAACGATTCCGCTGGTGCCGCTCTCTGACACCTGATCGGTTCCAAGGACTTGAGAGAGCGGAGTTGAAGCCGGCACTCCGAGTCCTGATGTCAGGAAGTTGAGGTAGTTCCCAGTGTCATTCTCGCTCGGGGGGGCATACGAAGTGATGAAGGTTTGAACTGTGTCTCCGCGGTTGGCATTGTACTGTAGCTGCTTCTCCAGGGCCGTCCAGCCGGCCTCTGGCGAACTGAAGACCGCGTAGCCCCCGTTGGTGCCTACAGCCCCCGTCTGCCCCACGTTGCGGAGGTTTCCGGGGTTGTTATTGAGAGTGGCCCAGACGTTGGGTATTCCCCACCCTTCCATACGCGCGATCAGGGTTGCGAGGGTGGTTGCCATTTCACACGGTCCAATCTCGTGGCAGGACGGTTGCAAGTGCCACCACGGCTCCTGAGTCGTCATAGCCCCATTGAGACCGGAGCAGATCAGGGCGAACATCCACATGCACGTAACCCGGAAGAGCCGGCCGGCCTGGCTTGTGCGTCGACGGATCCGGCGGGATGGCCATCTGGGGTGGAGCGAGACCGATGCCTTTGAACCCTGGGATGGTGAGGGCGGCCTGGTAAACCTCCCGCGTCGGTCTCGTGGTACAGAATATGTCCGCGGCTTGGCCGGCCTTGCCCGTGGTCGGATCGTACAGGTGGCGGCTGCTGGTGGCGCCGCCTTCCTTCTTATTGTGGTCGGGACAGCGACATCCGCTTGTGACCGTGAGCCCGTGTTCCTTTTCGCCTGGCTTGATGTCGGCATTGAGGAGCGCTCTCAGTTTCTCCAGGTTCTCAATCAGTTCGGGCGCCACAATCGACTCGATCCCGGTACACGCCTTGCAAGGGCATCGGAATTCGTTCGAGTCGAAATTGTCCGAGAGCTTCATAACAGTTTACCTTAGTGGAGGAGTGCCGTCTCTGCCGGGGTTGTAGGAGCCGGGAGCGTAGGAGTTGTGGGAGCGGCCGGGGTTGCCGGCGTCGCTGGCGGGTCAGGGGTGGTCTTGATTGTGCTCTCAGTCTGTGAGGTCTGCCCCGGCTTCGCGTCCGTGCTCTGCTGGGGCATGTTCTTGCCGAACTTGTAGCTCATGATCGCGGTCAAGGCCACAGAGAAGGCTCCAGCTACAAACCAGACGCCTCTTTCGTAGGCCGGTACCTTGAAGAAGCTCACAAATCCGAGAATGAACAGGGCCGCCGCAAACTCTACGATAATCCAGTTTTCGCTCTTCATCATGTGCTCACCTATTTGGGCCCTTCATCCGCCGGAGTCTTAGGCCGCCACTCGGCTATTCCGGCATCGAACACCTGGCACGCACGGCAACGGTCGCACACGCGATACCGCTGCCCTCTCAAGACCCAGATGGAGGGCTTCGCCTCCCTCCATCCGTGGCCCAGAATCTTGCAGAGAATCCCCGGAATGTATGGGGTCTTCACGGGGTTGGCGTTGTCGGCGGATGCGCCTTTTCGTAGGCGTCGAGGGCCGACACAGCGGCGTCGTATGCGCCGTCCGCGTTCAACGTCATATCAATCACCACGGCTTGAATCTGCTCCGGGGTGATGTCGGGGTACTTCTTCCGAAAGGCCAAAAGCGCTACGACGATGGCCCGTACCTCCGGGATGGCTGTTGCTGCGATTGCGAACCAGGGGTTCATAAAGTTGGGCCTCCTACACCCAGAGAGATTTCGTTGAACATGGCGATGGTCAATTGCATGATGGCCTTCGGTTCGGGTAGAAGTTTAAGGATCGCCGCTTGCAATCCCGAACTGACAACGATTGTCAGAACCTTGCTTTTCTGCACGGTCCATGGATCTGTCGTGGAGCGAAGTTCGGCATTGATCTTCTTGCCTGTGTCCACCATGACCCTGATAACGGCGTCGGCCGCCATGAAGCTCTCCTGCGATAGCTTTCCGTTCTCTCGAGCGGAGATGAGCAGGTCCGCCGAAGCTTTCACGGATTGGGCAATCATGTTGCTGGTGTTCGCCGTTTGAATCTGTGGTGGCGTTGGGGTGCTTATGCCGGGCTTGATGCAGCCACCCAACACGAGCGCCAACACGAGAAGCGCTGGCGCTGTGATCGTTGTGGTATTTCGCATGGCGGGTTAGGGCCTCTTCGACAGCCACGCCAGATATGCCTTCCAGGATGCCTGGACATCTTCGTTGGCGTCCATGAAGAGGACACCCGTGGCGTACTTCACGCTGGCGGCGCGCTCCCCTGCAACAGTCGGGGTATCTGGGGAGGGGTCCGCAACAGGGGCAGACTTCCGCCTGCACGGCGTAGGCCCGCAACCGCCGATGTCTTCGATAACATAGTTCACGCCATCGATTGTGACTGCGGTTCCGATGGGCAGGTTGCGCCAGGCGTCCGAAGCAGCGGGCGGGGTCGGGGGAGCCACAACCGGCTTTAGTACGCCGCCAGCCAATTCGATGCGCCGCTGGGCCTCGCGTATCGGATCGCCAGCTGCGAAGTCCTTGTAGGTGTCGACGTAAAGTTGCACGCCCACATTCAACGTCGGGATGTTCACCGACCAGGCGTAGGGGTTGAAGGCAATCCCGGGCGAAGTATCGTAGCCAGATGCCGTGACCTTGTCGCCCAAGTTCTCTTTGGCCGTAAGGGCCGCGAAGCCTTGCGCCTTGATCTCTGCCACGACAGCGGCCGTGTAGGCGTCGAACTCCACATAGTCTGCCGGGGTGGCTAAACTGATTGCTGGTGCTGGTTCCATTGGTTCCTTTCTTTATCTGCTAACCGGATCTTTCTCCATATTGATCTTCTACTCGGTGCTCTCTCACAATCTGCTCCCGCACGATGTCGTCGCGGTTTACCTGTGCAGCGAACAGGCGGGTTTGTAGAGAGCTAAAACTGTTTCGCATTTCGTTGGTGAATTGGTCCGACCTGTGTTCCATTCTGGAGAGTTGTGCCGTCAAAGCTAGATGGCGCTCCGCGCAGATCCCGCTGCCCACGTACCTCCCGTTTAGTCTTGAAATAATAGTCTCGGAAATTTTGGATCGGATGTAAAGGGCTACTCCTCCACTCCCAATCCCAAAAGCGACAGACGCGATGGAGATTAGTTCCCCAATGGTCATAGTCAATATCCTTTTGCTCAAGAGTCCGTCCGTCTCCAGTTTCGGAGCGGACGTAGCAAATAACTGAACTGTCCCCGCCTGCTAGTCTGCCGCCGTGGCCGTGACCAGTTGCCAATCGGTCGTGCCGTTGGCATTGGCCACTTTCAGATACAACTTGCCGCCCGAGGATGAGTACAGCGATCCGATGGTACCGGCCGTGCCCACTTCGCTTCTCACGGTGTCACGAGTGACCTGGGTTCCGTAGTAGACCACCGCGCCATTCTGGAGCCGGGCAAAGGCGTGCGTCGGACTCTTAACCCCGTTGGCGTCCAAGATGAAGTTCCAGCCGGTGTTTGCGAGAGAAGGTTCTCCCACGAGGAAGGCGGCGTCGGACGGGCCGGCGATCGAATTGTTCAGGTTTCGGACACGGTATCCGAACTCCAAAGTGGCTTTGGCCGCTTCGTTCTTCAAACCAACGTCAACACCCGAGTGCTGGGTGGCGTTCACGCCGTAATTCTCCGCGTTCACCGTGAGGCCGTTCACAATGGGGCTGGTGGCTCCGGATCGATTGGCAACACTGATGAGGTTATCGAGCATCCCCAGCGTGCCGGGGGAGCGGTTTGTCACCACCGTGTTTATGCCGCGAATGATGAAGCTAGCGTCGTTTTTGGCGTAGTTGGAATAGGCCCCCTTGATGAGGGCATCGTTCGAGTCGCCCGTCGCTATGGCTGTGTCGGGCCGGGTTACGGTGATTCCCAAAGCGTAGGTCTTCTGGGCCGCGCCTCCGGTCATTAGACCGCCAATTCCGTACAAATAGGCGTAGGCGTTGGTGCTGCGAACTGGAACGATGTGGTACTCTCCGTTCCACATAATGTAGGGGTAGTTGTCATCCCGGTTGTTGACGACCGCCCGCAGAATGGCTGGGCTGGAGAATACCGTTCCGGCCGTGGGCCAGGTGACAACGCTTGCTCCTGTGTTGTCCGTGAACGTGATGCCCGCCTGATTGCTGCTCACCACGCAATTGGCACATGTACTGGTAGGCGGCCATTGGGCCGTGGTCAACCGAATCACGTCGTAGCCGGTCGCGCCGGCGGCCGCCGTCCAGTTGAGAATGACGGGATTTGCTCCCAAGCCGGCGATTCCTTGCGTCTGCCTGACCACTGCCGGTCCTGTCTGAATGGAGACTCCCGCCGGGTAGCGTGCAACCACCCAATAGTAGAGGGTAGTGCCTCCGAGCGTGCCGGTTGCGCGTCCTGAGACGCCGGCAAGCGGGCTTACCGGGGGTGCTGTGATGATGTACTGGTTGGCTTGAACCTGTTGCCCCCATCCGGCCACTGGCACTACGACCGTCAAAAGGGCCAACAAGATTGCAATTGAGACTGCTCGTTTCATGGTGCTACTCCTTGGTTGGATTTGGCCCGTCCTTCTGGGGAGCGGGTGCTGCTGCGGACTCCGGGGCCTTGAGAGGCTCCGGCTTCGTCCACGTAAAGTCGGCGTTCAGGGTGCATGTCTGGCAGGAGTACTGCACCTTCAGGTCTTCAATGGTCTGATTCAACTGGGATTCCAAAGACTTTATCTGAGCCTCAGCCTGAAGCCGAGTGATGTGAGCCTGGGCTATAGCCAACTGGATGTCCCGTATTTGGAGCTTGTCCCGAGAGACCAGGGCCGAGAAGCCGGTGGTGTTGACAAGCGGCGGATTTGTTGGCACGGGCGGATCGGCGGCAAACAAGGCACACCCCAGAAGGATCAGCAGGATACCTTTGTAAAGTGTTCGCATGGGTCTATCGTAGCTCATTTTTTCTCTGTGAGAACTATCCCACTCAGGCGGCGGCTTTTGTCCACCGCAACGGTTTCGTCCAACCAACTCTGCACGTGGGACCGTTGTACGATTGTGCTCTCCCGGTCGTGGGCTACGAGCACAATCACCGTCTCACGGAGTTTTTGAACCTGGGCTTTCAAATCCGGGACACCTTCGAGCGCCAACTCCATCCTGGTGAGCTTGGCCGATCCCTGCCAGACGAGACCGCCGATGGCGAGGAGCGTTCCGAGGATTGCCAGGTTGATCTTCATTGTTTTCTCTTCATTGTTCCGGGCATGCTGAGCAATCTTATAAGTACCTGAATTCTGGTTTTTGGGGTACAATAGAAACAGGCTGGAAGGGCGTTCGATGCGCCACTCCCAGCCCTGACCAAGTCGCGCCGTGGAGGGCGCAAGCATGGCTACCATTCAGATTACCCCAGTTTCTGACGAAACCAAAGAACTTCTTGACCGCTTTGCAAATTGGCTCTTTGCCCGCCGTGGCATGGCCGCCAGCAGCATCGAGCTTGTACTCGGCTACACCCGCCGGATGATTGCCCAGATCGGAGCGGACCCCTCGTCCGATGAAACCGACCGCTTCATCGCGGACATGCGCCGAAAGAAATGCTCCTACGCCCATCTCGTGAACTGCCTGCGAAGCATGGAGCAGTTCATGGACTTCCAGGGGAAGCCCATTCGCTTCCAGCGCCCACGACGGCCGATCTCCGCCGAAATCAAGATCCTCTCCGAGGGCAAGATTGCCCTGATAATTGCCGGAGCGCGAGACATGAGGGAGCGCGCCATGCTCATGCTGTTCGCGTACACTGGAATCCGTAACAATGAGTTCGTCAATCTGAAGGTCTGTGACGTTGCGCTCGGCCAGGCCAACCTGACCATTCAGGAGGGCAAGTGTGAGCACGGGCGCATCGTGCCCCTGGCTGGCGAGTGCATCGAAATTCTGACGGACTACCTCCATGAGCGGAAGGGCCAGTCGGATGACTTCCTGTTCGTGACGCGGCGCAACGGCAACCAGATGCAAACCCAGGACGTGCGGAAGACCCTCCGGGTGGCCGCCACGCGGGCGGGCATCAAGGGACGCATCTGGCCTCATCTGTTCCGCCACAGCCTCGCCACGGCCATGCTGGACCGCGGCGCGAACATCTACTCGATTCAAGCCCTTCTCGGCCATACGTTCATCTCGACCACGATGGACTACTACCTGCACCCGTCCAGCCGGAACATCAAAGCCGACTACCACCGCTGCTGCCCCTCGTTCGTTTGAGGGTCGCTTGAGGGCGGGTTCGGGTTGGATTCGCTCTTTCATTTTTAGGGACACTTTGCAAAATTTAGTGTGCCTGCGGCTTCGGTTCCTCGGCCTTCGTTTGCGGCGCGCACACGGGCCGCTGTTGTGCGTCGAGAGCCAAGGGGCACACCGCCTGCATCGCATCCACCGCTGCCTTGAGCCGCGCCTGCGCCTGCACTACTGCCAGTTGCGCCTCGGAAAGATCAGCCCTTGCCTGCTGGTAGACCTCCCGGAGTTCGGAGGTGATCTTCGGCCCGGCAGGCTTGTCCTGCCCGCCTGCCGCCAGAGCCAAAAAGAGAACGATAAGCGCGGTTCGCATGTCAGTGACACGTCCCCGATGTGATCTCTGCGACCGTGGCATAGCCGGGGGTGATGCCATCCGCCTTCCAGCACATGACCGTGTTGGATGACCCTCCCAGCCTGATACTGACTACCCCAGCCGTAGTTATACCTATAGCGAGGGCATTGCCGCTGTAAATGTTCACGAAGTAGGAAGCATTGACGCCGCCGATCTTGACTTCTCCCGTGTTGCTATTGGTCGTGACCTGGGCAACCTCATTAGCTAGAGCATCTGTCATTTTATAGCCGTTGAGTTGGCCAGTGTCGGCGGCGGGGTGGGTAACGTACATCGGTCCGGTGCCATACAGATCGGCGCTACCGTAGAGCACGGTACTGGTGATGCTGGAGTTGCCAAATACGGCTTGGTTGCTGGCTGTGGGGTGGCTTCTATACCCGATACCGATGGTGTTGTTGAATTGCGTTACGGCTCCTGGCCCCGACTCGCTCCCAACCCATGTGTTGTTGCTTCCGGTAGTGTTTGCGTTTGCCGGAGTTTCGGTGTGCCCAGCAAACATTCCAACTGCCGTGTTGGAACTGCCAGACAAGTTGGCATACATCGCTGATTCGCCAAATGCTGCATTCCCGACTCCATCCACGTTTGAGTACAAAGCCTCAAGCCCAACTCCGGTATTATTCGACCCGATGGTGTTGGAGTAAAGCACTTGCTGCCCCAGTCCGGTGTTAGCCTGCCCAATCGTATTTGACCGGAGAGCGTTGTGCCCGACCGCAGTGTGTCCAGCGCCGGTCGTGTTTGCGATAAGCGCGTTAGCCCCGATCCCTGTATTAAAAGACGCCAGCCCCGCCGCGCCTCCCGCTGGACTCATTGTGAAATTTCCGGCGCTCACTCCGAGAAACGTATTGTCCCCAGTGGCAGTCGGGTCGGCGTAATTGTGGATGAAACGGCTTGTGCCGATCCCCACTATGGGGCTTGCTGCGCCCGCAGTCCCAAATACCGTAGTCCCGATCTTTACCGTGGCCCCCGCAACCGCCGTAATCGTGTTGGTGCCGCTGTTGTAGGTCCAGCCGGCCGCCGCGCCTGATGCGCCGACGGTCCAGGTGTCTGTGGCTGTGCAGTAGTGGTACTCCCCGTTCGTCCCGCATCCGGCCCCGTTGCAAACGAAGGCGTGAAAGTTGGCGGTACAGGTGAGGGGTCTGGTCGCCAGGGCGCCAGGCGGTGCAACCACGTACCAGTATGGCGGAGGGGTCTGGATGAACCCCTGCCCAAAGCAGACGGCCACCAACGCCAGATACAAGGACGCTAGATGGAAAAATCGGTTAGTATTTTTCATAGAGTACAACTCCCCCAATGTTCACCCCGGCCGAACTATTCAGACACAGCGCCTGGGCCACCCCCGTAGTCAACGGGTCTAGTTGCGTCCCTATGGCCGCCGACAGCACATTCCTGTAGGTCCCGGTCATGTTGGCTGGCCCAGTCACACAGTTGGCTCCAGTCCCCTGTACCAGCTTAATATCCGCTGCCGCGGAGTTGGCAAAACTGATGCTGCACACCCGAATGGACTTCAGGGCCGTAAGGGCCACAATCTGATTGCTCCCCACCGCCGCCGGCGCCAGCTCAATGGCCGCCGACAAGGTACAGGCCGTTGAGGGGGTCGTGTAGAGGGGGTTGGTAAAGGTCCCTTGCGGGTTGACCCCGTCACTTAGTTGCACCGGCCACCTATTGGCCTGCACGGCTGGGGTGCCCTGGTTAGCCGTGACCGTGGCCGCCGGCCCCACAATCAACGTCGCCACAGGTGTCTGGCGGTACCCGTAGAGGGTCCCCCTTATCCTCCTCCCTGCGCCCGCCACCGCCCCCGTCAAGGTGATCCTCTGCCACGGGTAGTAACCGTACATGATGGTGGACCCCTGGGTGAGAGCCACGTTGGGATTGACCCCCTCCACCACAGTCCCGGCGAAGGCCACCCAGGCCCCTGCTACGCCGCCATTGTCGGGGGCGTCTTCAAATGTTAATGTCAGGGCAGGAAACCCGGTGTTTGTGTACGCCACGTACCAGGTCTTGCAGCCGATGAAGCGGTTGTCGAAGGCCGGCGAACTTCCGTTGTCGGTGAAGTCGAAGTACAGCAGGCAGTCCGGGGTGACCTGAACCGCAGTGGTTAGGGGCTGGCCCTGAAGTTTCGAGCCGAAAAACCCGAAGAGCAACAGGATGCCCAAAACGAAGCTCAAGTTATTGACGCGCATAGAAGAGTCCCTCCAATCCGCACACAATCTGAGAGTTTAGGGGCAGGAGACCGCCGCTCAGATTCGGTGCGTTCACAATGTACTGAATTCGTTGCCCACTTTGAACCGGGATGCCTCCATCGATTGAATAGGCCCCGCGCTGACTTCCAAGCGTTACCAGAATTTGACCGAGGTGGACCGCGTAGGTCTTGTTGACCTTTATCCGCCATTCGATGTCCCCGGAGCCTGTCATGAACCCCGGGCCGGTGTAGAGGTGGAAGAGCCCTGAGATCAGGCCGTCGTAGCCCGTGGGAACCTGGAACTCCAGTACTTGCACATCTCCCGAGGCTGCTAAGGGAGTCGGGATCGCCGCCACCTTACGGAAGGGTACGGAGTTTCCAGAGGCTTTCACCCATCCGATGTTCTGGACAATTTCCGGCCGGCAACATCCGATGAGCGGTTTCGCATTCTGCTGTTTGAGAACATCCGCCGCGAGACACCCATCAAAGCGGTTCGGTACCAGGACGTGCATCCGCCTCGAACCTTGCGTGAGCGGCTGGAAGGGTGTTCCTGGCGGAGGTGGCGGGCCTGCAATGGAAAACCAGTAATAGGAGCCTGTTCCTCCAAGCATACTGACCAAGAGCATCGGATCGACAACGTCCATGAACGGCGGGGACAGGTAGCTCATCGCCGCGCCTGGAACGGCTACCGGATGGGTTGCAATAACGACTGCGCCAACCACCAGCGGAACTGCCGGGTTGGTCACATCGACCACGGCGAGATTCACTCCCGTAGCCACATAGGCATGATTGCCCAGAACGGCGACACCGGCAGAGTCGCATGGAACCGTTCCTAGTACCACCGGAGCTGCCGGGTTGGTCACATCGACCACGGCCAAGTACCCTACATTTTGGGCCGCGACGTAGGCTAAGTTCCCCGCAAGAGCAACGCTGCTAGCGCCATCCAAGTTCCCGTCTGCGACCGATCCTGTAACCACCGGAGCGGCTGGATTAGTCACATCGACTACGGTCAGGGCGTTGGCTCCGTAAGATGCCACATAGACGAAGCTCCCCGCGACGGCGACTCCAATGGACCATGTCAAAGAGGCATCGGTGACTGTCCCCGCGACCACTGGGGCGGCCGGGTTTGTCACGTCAACCACTGTGAGGGCGTTGGCGGTAGCTGCTGTCACATAAGCAAAAGTCCCAAAGACGGCGACATTTTGAGCACCATTCAAACTCGCATCCGTGACCGTTCCAGCTACCACCGGGGCGGCTGGGTTTGTCACGTCAACTACGGTGAGGGCATTTGCTCCGCCCGCCGCCACGTAGGCTAAGTTCCCCGATACGGCGACTCCGTTAGGCCCCGCTAAACTTGCATCCGTGACTGTCCCAACTACCACGGGAGCCGCCGGGTTGGTCACGTCTACCACAGTGAGGGCATTCGACCCTCCGGCCGTCACGTAGGCGAAGTTCCCCACCACGGCGACTCCGGTAGCTCCAGTCAAGGCCACATCTGTGACCGTCCCCACGATTATCGGGACGGCTGGGTTCGTCACATCGACTATTGTGAGGGCGTTCCCGTCGTAGGCCGCCACGTAGGCGAGGTTCCCAGAGACGGCAACACTGTAAGCCCCGTCCAAACTGGTGTCCGGGACCATTATGGGGGTGAAGGATGGGTTTGCCAGTTCATCGTGAAAGATCGTAGGGGCCGGGATCGCGCCGCCGTTGTACGTCGTGTACATGATCCGGGAGAGCGGGGTCACTCCGTCCAGGTCCAGGTTTTCCAGCCACCAGAGGTACATCTGAGAACCGAGAGGCGAAGCTTGAATTGTCCCGAATTGGCCCAAATACTGTGTTGGCAGGTCAACCTGGCTGATAATTGGAGCCGGTGAAGTGTACGGGTCTAGCACCAGCATGGAGCCGGTGTAGTCGCCACCGTTTTCTTTCGGGAACGGAACTACAAGCATGGTCCCGAGCAGGGCGGGGAACCCAAACGTGGGTTTGGATACCGTGATGCTCACATTGTAGGTGTAGACCACCACCGGAGCGGTCATCGCACCTAAAGCGCCCACCTGTCGATAGTAAACGGTTCTTGGCGTAAAGGGGGTCAGCCGTGGCAATACGCTGTAGAAAACGTGGCTTGTACCCGCCGGGTCCATGAAGAGCGCTTCTACCATGCCGAAGGTGTTCAGCGGAGAAACATTGTCCGATATAACAATTTCCGGCAAGAAGCCAGATCCGTCATGGCGGTACAGTGAGATGCCGCTGCCCAGCCCGAAACCGGCTGGCGTGTCCACAAACAGTCTATCTTCGGCGGCTACGGTGCTGCGATGGTAGCCCTGCACTCTGGTACCTGCGATCCCGCTGTAGAGAATCGGTCCAAGTGCGTTGGACGCCATATCAAAGTCCCGCACGGCGGGAGCACCTGTTGCGGCTGCGGTGTAGGCAATACGGATGGTGTCCGCGTTCAGGCGCTCAGTGCAGACAGCCCCTCCCTCGCCGGAGGGATTCCCTGTTTGTGGCATCGCTGCCACATCCTGCCCAGCCCAAGTTACCCCAGCATCCGCACTGCGCCACACGTGCATTCTACCCGTAGCTTCGCTGTCTGCATCGGACCAGGCGGCATAACGATCCGTGCCCCTCTGGTGAGGACCGGGATAATTGCAGGACGCCCCCATAAGGTGCATCCATGCTCCGGTGGGGCTTTGAATCTGGAACGGTCCTTGTGGTACGTAGGGCATCGTTTCTCAGGGCCTTGGATAAAACCAGCCTGTAAGAGCGCAGAGTACCCGACCGTTCGGGTCAAGCGTTGCAAAGTTTGTGATCCTGGCCAAATACCGGATGGTCTGATGGCTGTAGATCCGGATTCCTCCGCCAGAGAATCCTGTGGGAGAGGCCAAGTCTCCGAGGCTGGTCAGAATGTTCCCGTAGTCGGGAGCGTAGCGCCTGGAAAGCTGAATCCTCCATTCGATGTCGCCGCTTCCTTCCGCGAAACCGTTTCCTATAAAGTGGTTGGTGTTGGCGTTAATGACGCCGTCATAGCCGATCGGCACTTGGAACGTGACAACAGCCAGGTCGGTGTTGAGAACGAAGGCGCCTACGGGAACGGTTGCAATCTCCTGGAAGCGCTTGCCTTGCGCCGGCATGGTGAGCCAAGGCTGATCTTCATCGGGATACTTGGGAGCGCTCGGACTCTTGCAAAGTCCGGTGATGCCTCCCAGACACGCGATGGTGTACCAGATCGCGGTGTCCTGTTCAAGACAGGCATCGAAGTGGTTGGGGGCGAGCTCCTTGCAGTGGCACATCGGGAATCCGTGGCCAGGTGGAACACTCGCAGGTGGACGATGTAGGGCAAGGCGTCTCATTGTTTGTACACCTCGCAAGGTTCCGCCGTGAAGATGATGAGCTGCGGGCGGATCGCCACGGCCGCCGTGTTCGCCAGTTCGACCGCGAGAAGTCCCGGCTCGAGGATGAGCCTCGGCTGAGTGAACAGGTGCGGATACATCTGATTGCGCTGGTCGGTTGCGTTATTCTGAAGCGTCTGGAAGCCTCGCCCTCTGACGAAGTCCGAGAAGAACGGGATACCGTTGCAGGTGTCGGTGATTTGGACCCATACGTCGTCGGCGGCCATTTGGGCGAACGGCGCCGCCAGGGCGAACTGATTTAGAATCAGGGCCCAGACGTAGGACCGAGGAGTCACGCGCAACTGATATTCCAGGGTCTGGTATGCCGGAATGGTCGAATGCTCGTCGTCGGGCACGATGTACCACTTTGGGCGGTAGGTGTTCGCGCGCCTCAGAACGTCCATGCTGGCCACGGCGGAGGTCATGTAGTAGCCGGGCCGTGGACGAAGCGCCGGGTTCAACGTGAAAACGTCGATGATCGAAGGTAGCGGGTTCATACTTCGAACCTCCTTATGCCGTGGAAGCAGATATCGTAGGCGGATGGGAGCATCGCCGCAGTGAGCAAGCTCGTCACCTCGAACCGGAGGTAGCTCTGCCGCTTGTAGAGCACGGCCGGAACTGGAAACACCGGGTTGTAAAGGTGGACTGTGCCGTCTGCCGCGTCGTTCAGATACACGTCCAAAACTGGAGCGTTCGAGAGCTGCTTTCCGAACTGCTCGAACAATTGGAGCTTGATCTCGCAATTTGGAACTGCGTTGGTTGGCACTCCAGCCCCTTGCCCGTTTCCTTGCAGGGTTCGTACAATCGTGATTTTCTGCAATTCGAAGTCGCAGCCTTCGCTGATCTGAATTGAGAACTTCCGGGGTTGGGTGTCCACTCCGGTCCAGGTCACTGGGACCGGCTGAATGTATGTGAACGGCCGTTCGACGTACTTGTACTCGCTCGGGCCTGGATATTCGGCTGAACCTTGGTAGCGTCGAACACCCTGAAACGCGATTTGCGCGAAGTAGATGATGACCTGCCCAGCGGCGCGATTCGCTCGCAGGACGTTGAACAGATCCATACTGAGCATACCCGCCGGCAAGATGTACCGCTCGGGAGCGATCGGGTAAGTCAGCGGCATGACGAAGCCGTTTGAAGCTCCGGTCAGAGGCGCGAAAGAATCCCGGAACTGCACGCGCGCCGCGATCTTGTCCGCTCCCATGATCTGGCGTAGGACGAATCCAGCGAAGTCGTCGGCGATCCCGACGTTGATGCTGGAATAGCTCACTCCATCGGTCAGTGCGTCCCCGTCGTAGACGTGGATATAGGGCAGGTCGTAATAGCCCTTGGGCGTTTGGTATTCGGCTTCCTGTATGGGCATGGCAGCGTCCTTTCTCTGTCAGCCTACTAACGCTTGGCCGCCGGCAACCGATACCGCTTGGCTCCTCGGAGGAGAAGCTGAATCACATTGTTTCCTTGCCCGTTGGCAAGGTCGTTGATCTCGATGCCGATCCTGGCGCCGGCCGGGAAGAGCAGTTCGGGGAACACCGGAAACGGAAACGGCACGGTGCCCGACAGGAAATTGGCGCTCATCAGGAAGCCGCTCGAAAGGTAGTAGCCTTGCGAATCGTTGAAGCGAATCGAGAAAGCTCCCGTGGCCTGGCTGAGGACGATGGCGCGAAATACAAAGTCGCTGTCGGTGTGGATCGGGACCGTCTGGTCGCGGAGCTGCTGAAGCGCTGTCAAGCTCACATCGTAGACGTAATCGAACGCCACATCGATGTAGCCCAGCGGGAATTCCGGCGTCAGTCCGTTCTGAACTGGCGTAGCAAATGGGTTGAGGCTCATATCACTCTCTTTTCTCACCGCTCCGGTCATGCAAGCGGCTTTTCTGTTAAAAACAGGGGCCGGGAGAAACCAGTGGAGAAAGTTCCCGATCTCTCAACCGGCCCCACACCCGGCGGGTCCTGCCACCCGCCGGGGTGATCGGAAGGCCGCGCCCGCTATCCGGTTAGAGAACGGGCGCAACCGAGAGACTACTGGACGCCGCGGGCGTGCAAGCCGTCCAAAAGGCACATCAGCGAGAACGTGCCGGTCAGAGCGGCAGCGGGGCCGCCGGTCAGATTGGCATAGAACTCGCCCTGGTTTTCGATGACCAACGGGATGGCCAGTTTGTGCATCGAATTGCGGTCCGGGATGCCGTTGGTAAACAACCCCAGAGCCGCCGCGTTGGCGTTGGTGTTGTAGAACCCGCCGCCGGCCGCGTAGTACCAGATCGGGCCACGGTTGTAGCACTTCTGGCCGAGGAAGAATTGGAACGCGTAGGGCGTCGTGACGGCGTTGCCCACAATCTGCAACAGGTCCGCAATGAGGATGTCCTCATTCCAGTACAGCCGGATACCCAAAACCGAGAATGCCTCGGGCGCCGGGAGCCGGCGGGGTTGGGTCAGATTGGTAGAACCCAGGGTCTTGCCCGAAGCCGGTCCAACGGCCGTGAACAGCGCCGTGTTGTTTTCGGTTGGGACTTGGGCGATGGCCAGATTGAATGTGTCGTACAGGGGTTCGTTCTGAACGTCCACTTTGCCCTGCACGTACACGTCGGATTGGAAAGCCTCCAGAATCATCTGGTCCTGGGGCGGAAGGATGGCGGCGAGACTTCTCCGCTGTCTCCAGTCGAGTTTCGGCATGTCACATTTCCTTATTGGAAGGGGCCGCATAGGCTCTCGTATCAACCATCTGTTACGACCTCTCCCGTTCGATCCGTTTCAGTGGGGGCCGTCTGGAGCCTGGACACCCAGGTCAGATCGGCCCCAATCCTTATATCCCGCTTAGTAGGCGGGACCGTAGGCCGTGCTGAGTCCACCCAGCTTGGCCGTGGGCATGGGGGCCGGCATGGCCCGCAGTGGGTTCTCGGGGATGCTCCAATTGGCATCCATGATGCCCGAGAGGCCGAGCGACGAAGCGATGCTCGGCAAGAAGGCGTTGAGCGCCACCGAGCCGGTCTGCATCAAGCCGCCGAACAGAACCGCATCGCTGATCGACTGGTCCTTGACGACAGCCTTCGCCACCATCTGAGCGGCGAATGCCGAAGCGGCGGTAGCGACCGTCCGCATCAGGTTGCCCGTGATGAGGCCGGCCGGAACCAGGGTCGGCAGGAACTTCGCTGCCGCCATGCCGGCGAGACCGCCGACAACCGCCTTGGCCATCCCCGCGCCGCGGAGACCGAAAGCCGGGTTGCTGTGCCGACGAGGGTTATGGGCCCTGCGTCTGCGATGGGAAACATTCCGACGCCGAGGAGCCGATACCACGACACGAGTCGTGTTGCGACGCCGCCGGCGAGGATTCGAGGCCCGATGGGCCTTCTTGCGTCTTTTTGTTGCCACTTTTCCTCCTGGATTGACGGCCCCTAGCGTGACTAAGATGGCCGGGTTGATACGCCGCGTTTGCCGTTTCGGAGCTTTCCGGCGGCTGGCGCGGACCTTGCGGCGCGGGACGGGGGCGGCCAGTTGGCGTTTCCGCTTCAAGGCTGCTCTTTGTCGGGACGTGCCGAAGAACTTGATTTGCTTGGCGGTCATCCGGCGCCGGTGGCCCGAGGGATTCGACTTCTTCCTCTTACGGCTCCGGTGCGGATTGGCCACCAGCCTTTTTACTTTCGTGACGACTGCCATTCGTACTCTCCTTCCCCCTGCTTCCAGGGGTGTCATTCACCCGGATGGTCCGGGGGAAACCTTTCGAACCGAAAGCAAAAGGGGGCCACCGAGACGGATGTGACTCCGCCCCAGCGACCCCCTTTCGAAAGGTGCTTTCGGCTTCCAACCTCCGGTTAGCTAGACCGGAGGCTTATCAGGACTTCACTGCAAAGATCGTGCCTTTCAACTGGAAAAGGCGTATACTGCAATTGGGGATAGGCCACGGGAGTCATGACCCGCCCGAACCCCGGCTACTCCGAGGCCGGCTTCCCCCTTAGAAAACTCGGGCGTCACACGGAGGTGACCATGTACGACAAGACCTGCCTTCGGTGCTCGATTTCGTTTACCACAAATCGTAAACACAGGATCTACTGTTCGAAAAGATGCTCTCTCTTGTATCGCAACATGAAACCTAGAGAGCGAGTCTACGTTACAAAAACCTGCCCACATTGCAAGCAACCTTTCGAAGTCCAGCGCTGCCTTAATAGAACCTTCTGCTGCCGAAGTTGTGCTAAGTTTTTTCAAGCCTCTCGGCAACGCTTGCCTGCGAGCACACGGCTTTACACAAGGATTGAAAAAACTGATCAAGGCTGTTGGCTGTTCACCGGGTACAGAGATCATGGCGGATATGGCCGAATCATGTTTGGCGACAAGTGTAGACCTGCCCATTGCGTCTCCTACGAAATTCACCATGGGCCTATTCATCCGGATCTGGAAATCAACCATCTGTGTAAAAACAGGGCCTGTGTTAACCCGGAGCATCTTGAAGCTGTCACTCACCGGCGGAACGTGCAGTATGCTCATGGAACTACAGAAACCCATTGGGGTTGCGGCCACGAAAGAACTGAAGAGAACACAGTACGAAGAAAGAAGGGCACAGAACAATGCCGAACATGCCTTCGAAGCTACGCGAGGCGAAAGTACTGGAGCAACCCGGAGAAGTATCGGGAAGCAGCGAAGCGTCATTATCATGATATTAGTCAATGATCCCTGGTTCTTCGACACGGTATGCTCCTCCTGAAATGCTCAGGAGTTTGTTCCTGGAATCGTAGAGCAGATACGGTTGAATGCCGCTCTCCTCTCCGAGTTTATGAAAATAGTCTGTAGTCTTAAATCGGTGAAAGCCTTTCTTTGTCCGATAAGTTAATTCAACCAAGACTCCAATTGTCATGGAGTCTTTCACCCACTTGTCGCTGTCCATCTTCAGGGCCTTCAAGTCGAGCGCCTGGTCTCCACCTTCGATGTAGAGTTGCCGGCCGTCTTCCGATGAGCAAAGCTCCGGGGCTTCCTTACTGAACCTGAGCATGGCGTCGAGCTTGGTCAGAGTTTCGACCTTCAGTTCGACAAGCGTTCCGAGTTGGGTGAGCCATTCGTGCTCTTTCCGCTCAGTCACGATTGCAAGCGTTTCACCTGGGGCCTGGCCGTGGAACTCTTCGTACAAGTCTGCGGCGGCAGATTCGGGATTGCAAAGGCCACGGTTTGAAGGGTGACTAGCCCACCACTCCTGAGCGGTCTTGATGCGGTATGACTGCTCCTTGTAGGATGGGGTGACTCCGAGATTATCAATCCATCGTTGGGCTTCTTCTCTGGTGTCGAAGTCTCCAACTTTTACGCCGGTACCGATGTGAACCACGACGATTGGGCGGGGATTTGGTACGGCCGGGTGCTTCCCGCGCTTCGGGACGTAGTTAACGCTCATCCCCATTCCGCCGGCGTGGATCTTGAAACCGTTCTGCTTCCAGCCTTGCCGCACGAGGGCCTTCTTCACTTCGGGCCATTCTCTGTCGGACACATCTCCCCAATGTTTCCCTTCGAAGTAGACGGCCGTGTGATTCGATGGCGGATGATGCGTGATGTCCGGGTTCATGCGAACGATGCCGCCTGTAGGAGGTGGAACGCGCTCAAGGTAAACGTCTCCGCTTTCGCCTGGCCGAACGTCAACCATCGTCAGCTTCAATAATCCAAGCGGGGTAACTTGCATTCCCATACTGGACACGTTCACCCGGTACCCCAACTTCCGCAACTGTGACCCGCGGCCGCGGGCTTCGGTGGAAGCAGACTCATAGGTTTCCTGAATCCAATCTCGTCCCTGGACCTGTTGAAGTGCGGGGTTCTCAGAATTGGCTTCTCGTTCTGCTCTCGCCCTTAACTCGTCAAACACTCTGCCGTCCCCGTCCAGCGCCCGCCATGCGAACTTGCCGCTGTACTCGTTGGCGTGGTTGACCATGGCCCGGCTGGCTTCCCTTGCATCGGCGTAGATGCCTTCTCCGCCGTACATCGGGCACCAACGGCCCTTGTCCTTGACCTGGACGTAGAAGGGCGGCTTGGCATCTTCGTGGTTGGTCCACTGGCCGGCGTAGTCGGGATTTTCAAATCCGGGCCGCACGGGAATAGCGCCCTCGGGTATCTCTCCCTGACTGGTGCCCCGAATCCACCACTGCCGCTCATTGCCGGTGTGGGCGCCATATTCGGGTTCAATGTGGCGGATACGATGGCCTTCACGCTTGAACTTCTCGGCTCTCGGATAGGCAGAGTCAAAGTCGCTGTAGGGGCCAATCTTCCATTCCAAGACTTCGGACTTCCAATCGCGCTTGGGGGCCGGGTGCTCATAGCGCGGATTTCGCGTCCCCGGTACCACCGTGCGGAACTCCTTGTACTTTCCTGGACTGCTCTGCCGGAACCTCCAGAAGGTCGCGCCTTCGTCTTTTCCGCTGCTCGTGAAGCCGTGCTCGTGGAGCCAATCCTTAGCGCCATCCACTGTCCACTTCATCCGGTCGAACAGGACCGACTGAACCTCGGAGACTTTCTGTCCGGCTCGCTTGGCAATCCCCAGTACAAACTTGATTCCCGATTCGGGATTGGCCATCGCTCCGATCAGGCTTTCGACCTGGCCCAACGGAGAGGCGACATAGGCAACACGGGCCATCGGCGACCCCATCTTGGTAAGGGATTCGCTTTTCCTTGTCGTGGCTCGTTTCTTCATGCGGCCTGTCCTCCGTTCGGGTTGCGGTGCATCGACTTGTACGTTCCGCCTTCTCCGTATTTCTGTTTGCGGATGCGCCAGATTTGCCGCTGGTAGTAGCTCCGGTCCTCGGGAGAGGTCGCATGAATAATGTCCACTGCGGCGGCTACCGACATGAACAGGTTTCCGCCCTTGAGCGCGTCGAGCGCCGTAGCCCACTGCTCATAACTCTGAGCGCCTTGGGTTTCCGGGTTGTACTGCCGTGTCCGTCTCCCGATCCCAAGCGCTTTGAAGATGTGGCCTAGCCGGGTATTACAGGACCGGCAATTCCATACGAGGTTCTGCGGGTTGTCGTTCTCTTCGTGACCGTCCAGGTGTCCGACTTCGACGTTCTCTTTCGAGTTGCAGAAGGTGCAGATTCTCGGGCCTTCCGGCCGGCGGTCGGGAGAATTCGCACGGTACCGGAGGGCGCGGTCGGTGACGTTGGGATTCTTCGCCTGCGCTTCGACAAACCGCTTCGCGTCTGGCAGACTGTCGAATACGCTGTCGGGATCAGAACTGGATCGCCAACCTTGCGCGTCTTTCCAAACCTTGATGCCGTGGAAGGTGAGGGTCTTTCCAGAGCTCGCCTTCTCTTCGGGTGCCTCGCCGGTTTCTACTCCGGTCCAGAAGGCTTGCTTGAGCTTCGAACGCACAAGCGGACCACGGGTGCTGAGTTTGGCTCGGACCAACCATGGCTCGAATCCTGACGTGTCCCCGATGCGCGCGCCGGCGGCTCGGGCCTGGCTCATGGCCTGAGCGTAGGTCGGACCTTGGGCGTTCTTCCGCTTTCGGTTCGCCGACTGTCGTATTGTGATACGCTTTGCCATTTCGAATCGAAACTACCGTCTAATCGTCAAGTTCCAGTTCTGGGGGAGTTTCACTCCCGCGGCGAATGCGACCGTCTGCGCTTCTCGAACCAACGCTGCGTCGGAACTCACAATGCTCGTGGACTTTCTCATGGGAGTGAGAAATCCTTGTACACCGGGGATGCGGTATTTCCAACCGTCTCGACCGTATCTGTCCCATACTGCGTCTACCGTCATCGGTCAATCCTCCCACTATCATTTCCCGCCCTTAAATAGAAAATAGGCGGCGGCCGCAACAGCAGCAATCAAAATCCAGTTGGTGGACACCGCTACCGTGGGCTCTACGGACGCGCTTGCAAGAGGAGAACCAGTCGCCGCACTGGTAACTGTGCCAGTTGCTATACTGGTACCCGCTTCAGTGGCTATGTTGGCAGCTACGGACGTGTCCCTTACTGTATCGGTGCCCGGGGGTGGCATTTCCAACCAAGGTCCGATACTGAAATCTCGGGGGTCTATCACCATAAAATCAGTCCTCCCATAGCGATCTCAATGGCCGGAACTCAACCGCTCCGTTCATCGCGTCTTGCCTTTCCTTGCATCCTCCGCATTGCGGGATGTGGAGGGCATCCGTCAGGTGCTTGACTAAATCACCCGAACCAACGGTTCCCCGTAAAAACGGGATGGGGATTGCAAGCGGCTGACGGACGCCCTCTTCTGGGGAGAAGTCAAACATATTTCTGATACCTCCGGGGCCGGGAAGCGCGAATGGTGGCCACCTTCGATTTGTACTGGGCGCGAGCTGCGGCCAGTTCGGCTTTGCGCTGTGAACCTCCACCTCCCGTGAACAGCACAAGCGCGCCCACTCCCGCCGCGACTATGGCCCACGTCTTCCAATCTCCCATCGAACTGGTGACGGAGCCTAGGATGTCGTCCAAGGTCCCATTGAGATCGCCAAGACCATGTAGCCCGGTAACAGTGCTGCCACCACAGGAACCCCCGCCGCCTTCGCACGGGCACGGCAGGTTGGTAGCCCCGCAGTCGAGGATTCCGACGCCGCCACATAGGCCAACGTGACATGGGCACTGGGAAATAGGCGACGACGGGCCACAGGAGAGACCAACCGGTCCGTTGGGATTTGTGGTCAGGTACTCGGCGGCCTTTCGCTTGGCTAGAATCTCAGCTACCACGCCGTTGTCGGGAGCATAATAGATGCCGTCCACGATGGCGCCGATTCCTTGTGCTTGCAGGATCGAGCGGGGCGCTAGCGGATTCTCCGGGATAGTCCAATGGGCCGGTAGTAATCTTCCGAGCATCATAATCAGTCCCTCATCGAAAAGAACACCAAGCCGAGAATCGCCGCGCCTCCCAGTACCAGAACGCTGGTTGACGGAAAATCGCATGTCAGATTGGTCGCACTGAACCCTGGCGTGGTGTACCAAGGGCAGATGGTCAGTGGCACAACTGGAGTACCGGACACGGGGGGCTTAGGAGTCGGCGTTAAGTTGTCTCCGGGCGTCGTCGGGTCGAACGCCACGCAGACGCTGTTGGCATCGTACTCGGTGCATCCGCCAAGTCCCATGAGATTTTGCAGCATCATTTCTTCATGTAGAACAGCGCCGCGGCTGCTCCTCCAATGACTGCAACCCACAACAGGGTGCTACCCGTCGTACATGCGCCATCTGCTCCTTTGGTCTGGTACCAGGAACACCCATCGGTCTTGGCGGCCAAGTCCGTAAAGAACTTTTGAGCTTGGGCCTTCCATGAATCCGATTCGTCCGCAATCAATTTGTCTTGAATGGCCTGGGCTTGTTCTGGTGTGACATTCGATCCACCCGTGGCCGATGGGTTTGTTCCGATAGCTGGAACACCCACTGTAGGTGGAGCGGGCAGCGCCGGGGTTGCTGTGTAGTCCACCCCTGGGTACGGAGCGAGCGGGCCAAACCAGCCGTTGATAACGCAATCTTCCTCGGTGTAGCTTGAGAGCCAATAAGGCAACCAGCTAGGACGGTTGGTGTCGTAGCACTTATCGGTGGGGTAGAGCCCGAGACCACCAACCAAACGGGGGTTACTGTGCATCGTTCACCTCGTACACTCCGTCTGGGCCTGGTCTTAATGTGATTGCATCGCTTGAGACGGGGCTCGTCTTTGGCTTCGCGACGGGTACGGATGCCTGTATCTGAGCCTGTGGTACGTAGATCCGCACATGTCCCAAGGTCCGCTTAATGGACCGATCTATCTCCGGCTTGAAGGTCCCATAGAGCCCGCGGATTGGGAGGTCACCATAGGTTTCGACCGCAACCTCTAGAAGCCGGATGGCGCAGATGTCGAGTCTGCCCACTGGATCTGAGCGGCGCTTCATCGCGTGTTGGGATCTGGTCGCCATCTACTTTCGTTTCGCTCGAACCGTCCTCTTGGCTTTCCGTTTCGTCCCGCTCCCCAGAATCAGAAGCCCGCTGGCCACCGCAAGCGCAATCCAGAACCACGTAGGAGACGGGCATCCGGACCCGGCGTCAAGGGCGCTGGCGTAACAGCCTTCCGGGATGTTCCAGGCGTAGCAGTTCATGGTGCCCTCACATCTTCCAGGCCGAAGCGAAAGCCGGCGAAGGCAGACGCATCAGGCTCAAACCGGAAACTCCCGTAGGGGCGAAGAACAGGTTGTACACCCGCTGGCTATAGTCGGCCAAGGTCATCTGCTCGTTATCGCTCGCAGCCACTTCCGCGGGCCCGGCGTCTCGGCCGTTGTACAGACTGGCAAGTTTCCAAAAGAAGTTCCAGTGGTAGCCGTCCTGAGTATTAGCGCCGGGCGTAACGGAATTGGGATCCGGTCCCCAGTACATGAAACCAGGGATGGCTTGTAGGGACGCTGCAATCTGTGCGGCCGTGACTGTGGTGGGCGGAGACACGACTACTGGGGCCGCTCCCGTATCGGGTTGAACTCCTCCACCGCTCGGGGCAACAATGGCGGCGGTGCCACCAATCCATCCTTGGGCCACGGCGTAGCGGTAGACCAGATATGCCGCGCCGGCGATCAGAGCCCACTTGATGAGAGTGTTCTTGTCCATTACTTTTTCCTCAACGTTAGGTAGCCAGCGGCAATCAGGATGCCAGCCAGAATCGGGTTATCATCCACCCAGCAATTGACACGGGCGAGAATGCCGGCGTCTGCGGGAGGAGTCAGAATCGAGTTAGGCTTGGCCTTCACAACCGGGTGGCCCAAGATGTACGGGGCATCCTCCACCATCTGCGGAGTAGCCGTGGCGGCCCACATGCAAAGGTCGGTATCGAGGATTCCGATGCCGTTCACTTGCCCCTCCCCATGAAGAAGTACAGGGCTGCGGCGCCGCCGGCAAGCCAAGCCCATGTGGGGATGGAGGACAGCCCGGCTGCGGAGACGACGGAGGAGACTTGGTTCACAATGGAATCTGCCACTGTACCGGCTCCGGTTGGGTTGGTCCCAGAGCCAACTGGTCCCCCTTGAATGAGCGCAGTTCCGGTTGACGGGGGCACACCGTACTTCTTCAGTCGCCATGCACCATCCGGCCAGATGTAGGAGTTGGAGGCGTCCAGCACTATCTCGGGCTCTGGGGCGGTGGACGGTATCGACGCATTCGAGACAGCGGTGCTAATCATCGCGTCGGCCGCCGCTACGGGGTCTCCGCCGGTATAATCCTTCCATCTTGCTACTGTCACCATCGCCCCGCCGTTTGGGATTTGGATATCCCAGTAGTAGGGGTCAAAGCTGATGTTGGGAGACGTGTTGTAGCCAGACTGGGTGACGCTACCACCGCTATCAACTTCTTTTGTTGCCGTGGCGGAAGGGTATCCCTTTGCGTGCAAGGAGTCCACAATCGCGGCAACGTAGGCATCCATTGCGGCGTAATCGGCCGAATTCGCCTGATTGATCCAGGGCGACGGTTCCGCGCCGAGGTTGGCAAGACCAGGGTGTATCGTCAGCATCATTTCTTGCCACCCCCAAAAGAGAATGCCAGAATCAAAACCCCGCCGGCCAACAGCAACCATCCCATCCCGCTGCTTGTGCCTCCCGCGCTCGGGTCGGTGAACAATCCACCCGTGATGGAGTCGATGAGGTTTCCGGCCGTGTCCACCATCGTTGGATCGGGTACGACATTGGGGTCGTTAGCAATTGGGTCGCGGTAGCCGACAAACCAGTTCCAACATTGAGACGTGGAGTCCTTCCACACGCAGGATCCTGCTTGCCGATCGCTCACGCAGGCTTGTCCTGGGTTCCCCATTTCCGGGATGTCACAATACTGGTTGACGTAAGCCCAACCAGCATCGAAGTTGGCTAGGGCCTGAGCCCGCGAGGATACGGTGTGAGGACCGGCCATGTAGCCCGAGAGATTCTGCTGCAGGAGCGGTTCGATCTTGTTAACGATCTCGGTGGTAGCGACCTTCTGCTTTGGACCCTTGCGGCTGAAGATGGCCACCAGGGCCAGAGTGATGCCCGCGACGATGGCACCAATAACGGGTACCGTCATAGCGGCTGTTAATCCAAACACGGTCAAGTGGCTAATCGCAACAGTTGCAGGGATTGCCGCACTGGCGATGCTCCCAGCGCTTTGGACAATCGAAGCGGCGTCGGCTCCGAGCCTACCCATGCCGGGCGTAACGCCCCCATTGCCCCATGGAGTTGAGACCGGCGATATAGAGTAGGAGGCCATTACTGTTTGCGCTTCGATGCGGGTTTCCTTGTTCTTCGCGCTTTCGTTCCGTGGACCATCTCTACCGCCTTGACCCGCTTCCCGAACACGCGCTTCAACTGCTCGATGACGGAGTGCGGGTTCTCGGACTTCCCGATGGGGATCTTCAGTTGGATCTGGCCGGAGGGCAGGCGTCGGACCTGGGCGCGGATGCCGGCGGGGTTTTCCGACGCCGACCGTTCTTCAATAGGATCGTTCGCCACCTCCGCCCTTTTCCCTTGGGCCACAAACCGCTTGACGGCAGCACGGGCGGCACTTAGACGCGTATACCGGCGCACGAGCGGATCATTCAAGCGCATCGGCACACCGTATATGTACACCTTCCAATTTCCCTTTGTCGCCATGACTACCGTCCTCCCATCCGAATCTGAATCTGCCCGCCTTTGCGTGAGACCGTGGCCGGCGTCCACCTGGCGGGGATGGCGGAGGGGCCGGGGTTCGCATGTGCCGGTCTGGCCGTGAACAGCAACTTTGACTTCCCACTACCGCCGGCTCTTACTACAAAGGTGCTACCGCTCCCGGTGGCGTAAATTCGCGCTGTCTTCTCTGCCTGCTCCCTGGTGCTCCATCCACCTAGAGCCGTGGAAGATCCTTGTTTGAACACGAAGTATTTGGCTACACGGCCTTGGGAGCGGACGCCGGTGGGGTTCGCCGCAAACGACACACGATCTCTCTCAACTCTTGAAACCCAGTTTCTCAGGGAGTTTGCTGAATCGAAGTAGTTGACTGGGCCGCTGCCTTGCGCTGGCGACGTTCTGTATTTCCGCTTGCGCCCCAAGTGGTCCACCATCTTTGTTCGCAGTGAATACCCCAACTTGGAGACTCTGGTTCCAAGTGTCATCGTTCTACCTCGATTGGCTCAAGCACACCACCGCAGCGGCAATCGAACTTCACCAACCCGGTAATATTGTCAGCCTCGTATGCCGCTACGTGCAGGTCTTTCCCGAAGATTGTTGAACCACAGTACGCGCACGCATAGAGAGCATCACAGAGCCTTGAAAGATGCTGCGCTATTCCGGCAAGCATCAGCGGCCTCCAGTCGGGGAAGAAAGGGTTGGAAGGGAAAGAAACCGCCGGGTTTCGTTCCCTTCAGGTTGCGGCGTATTGGGATGCGTGCGCATTGGAATTACTTGCGTGCCACCAAGAAGACCAGGAGCAGCGCCGCTCCGCCAACCAGAATGAGCCCCATGCTAGAACTCCCGGTAGCCGATCCCGTAATCCCCGTCGAACTGGCTCCAAAGATATTGGCCGCGTTCCCGCTCGGTTGCACATACGTGATGGTTCCGTTGGGCCCGGTCTGGGTGTAGACTCCCTTGGTTTGGTTCTGGGCCGTGAGAATTCCCTCGGTGGTCTTGGCGGCGCCTCCAATCAGGCTGGCTACCCAGGAGTCCCAGTTGAACCCGGTGGACGCCGCCGGAGTTGGTGTCGCCGGGGTATCCATCTCGGATATCGTGCAGTTGCCGGATTCGTCATACTGCAAACAAACACCCAAGTTTCCCAATCCCAAGCTCCTACATGGCGGCCGACAGTTTATCATGACGTTCTCCATTTCCAGGTTTTGAACTTCGACCAATTCGAGAGGAGCGCCCAGATCACCAAGCCTGCAATGATGAGCCCGCGGTACCCGGTCTTGATCGGCCACTCTCTGCGCCTGGTCACATACTGGACTTCCCAACCGGGATATTCCCCATGCGAGGTGTCGAGCGGGATGCGGTTTCCTTGCTGGTAGGCTGCAACATAGACGTGGGAGTCCGCGTTTGGTTGGCGGGGATCGGCTGCCACGGTGACGAAGCTCGCGTCAATTCCCAATGCGATCAGAAGCGCGGCCGTCAACATGGCGAAGTCGTCGCAGTCGCCCACTTGCCGTGTGCCGGTATCCTTTTGCCAACTGAGCATGTCGCGGGGCCGAATCAGCACTTCGATGACGGGATAGTCTCCAAGCCCAATCTTGACGAGATGGCTCTCAAGAGGCTGGGCGGTGTGCTCGTCGGACTGGAAGCGGATCAGGCGCTTGACGTATTGGAAGACGCCTTCGATGGGATCGGCTTCCGATTGGGATGCTTCGCGGGCCGCCTGCTGTACCTCTATAGAGGATGCGTCCTCACGGACGTACCGCGCCATCATCTCGATAGTGGCTTCGACCTGCTCGTCGGGATCGTCCCCGGTTAGCTGGGCCTCCCAGTTGAGGTTTGCTGGCAGCATGGGCCGTTTCAGTCGCTCATGGGGGTGCTCTTCGTTTACGGGTGCATCGGAGCCTGAATTGTGCCACACTTGACACGGGCCGTCAAATGGACTACTAATTACTAATTATCAGTTCGATGCTTTGCCCACCACAAGAGCCCGCATGGTTGCCAACTGTAGCGAAAATTCAACATCAGGAGGTCTCGATTGACTGAAATTGAAGTGAAAGATGCGTCCGAACTAGGCGCGAAACCGCCGGCGGCCGTTGTCAGAAGCGCTCGGAAGAAGTTGAAACGATCCGATCCGCCGCCTTCGCGTGCTGAAACACCGCTGGACGATACAAACTCGATGTTGGTGCAAGGTAGGCGCATTCCTCTGGCCCAAAAACCAGGATATACCCCCCTTCCGAGTCCTCCGAAGTTTTCGATGGACCCAAACTCGTTTTTCAAATACTGGGCGGAGGTCGATTCGCAGTTTCCGAATCGTGGGACGGTCTACGTCTATCGGACCTGGCCCCGGATCGACCGTCAGAAGATCGACCCCGAAGCCTACAAGTACAGCGACAAGATGGACAAGGCGTTTCCAGACGCGGCTCTGTGGCGTCAAGAGATGCTGCACCGCTACGGCTCTGGGAATTACAAGCTCATCCTGAACGATTCGGCGGGATCGAGCAAAAGCGTCGGACAGACCATGATTGCGGATCTTCGGGACGCCGATTATCCGCCTGTGATAGAAAACATGGACGAGTTGGTGATGGACGATCCTACCAACCAATCCTTCATTGAAAGTCTCAGACAAAAGGGCCTCATGCCTGGGGAGAATGCATTGGCACAAGCAGAAGCGACAGAAGCCCTGACGGGCACGATCGACAGATTGACAACGAAGCTCATTGAGCGGAAACCGGAGCCCGTACAGGCTCAACCACAACCGGGTGCGGCGGATACCGCCAAGGCGGCCATGGATATGGCGCGTGACGTTTTCAAACAGGGCATGGACCTGGGGAAAGAAACCGTCACGGCGCAGGCTGATGCTATCGTTGCCAAGGCGAAAGCCGAAGCCGATGGAATCGCTGCCAGAGCAACGGCCGCCACGGAGGCGCAGAACCCGGCCCAAAGTCTCGGGATGCTGACGCAGCTCATCGACCTGGTTCAGAAGATTACGCCGAAGCCGACAGAGGTTGCTCACATGGCTCCGGCTCAAGACCTGACCGCGCTCGTCACTTCGCTCATGGCCCGTGGAGATGCCTTGCAATCGACCATGATGAACATGCTCATGGAACAGATCAAGGCGCTCTCTGTCAGTCGGGCGGCTCCAGCAACGGAAACAGCGGGCGGAGCGAAGCCCGACGACTTCATGGCCAGTCTTGAAAAGATGATCGGCATGAAGGAGAAGTTGCAAAGATTCCTGGGAGTCTCGGGCGGTTCCGATTCCGATGAACCGGAGCGCGAAGAGAAAATCCCAGTCTGGATGCAACTGGCCGGAGAGGCATTCAAGGTGCTTCCGTCTATCGGAATGCAGGCCGTCGCCATGACTCATAATCTGGCGGTAGCTCGAACCGGGCAGGGTATACCCTTGGGGCCTGGAGCTATGCCCATAGTAGAAGCCGCTCCTGCTGGAATGGAAGGTATGCCGGCCCCGAATCCGCAACCGCAGCCTCAAGGAGAGCCCATGAACCCGATCATCCTCGGTATGCTCCGGCAGATCGAGAGACCATTTCTGACGTTTCTGAACGATCCCGAAAAGTCTGGCGCGGACTTCGCCGAAGCTCTGATGGCGTTGCACGGCCGAACCGGATACGACGTGATCCGGGAGCGGGGCAAAGATACGATCATGGGATGGCTCCTAGCATATCCTCCCATCGGACAGGTGATCTCGCAGATTCCCGAGCGAGCTTCGCAATTTGTCGATGACTTCCTGAACGCCGATGCAATTCTCGCGGAAGAGGATTCGGAAGAGGGCGCGGCCTTCGTGCAAGCGGAGGAACCGGCTCTGCCTCCAATAGTCGCGGCTCAGGAGAAAGCGAAGGGAAAAGGGAAGGGCACTCCGGCGTAGAAGTTGTGAGGTAAAGGGGCCGGTCTGCGGTACTTTGGAGAGAACCGACCGGCCCCCTGCTCCCCTCCGGCCGATGAAGTTTACGGAGAGGGGCGAGCTTTTAGAATCGAAACGCTATCATATTGGCCACGCGTCTGTGAGAAGCTTATTCAAGGCCGCCTGAGTCTGGGCCGCCTGCTTCAATGCCTCCATCCCGATGCGTTCGTAGCGTGTTTGAACAATTCCGAGTGCGGCTCGTAACCACACGGAACAAGCGGCGCACACGGTTATCATTGGAGTTCGTATCCAACCTGCCGCTCCGATGGCTCTTTCAACATCCTGCCTCGGGCAAGTGCCAAGTGCCGAGCCGCAGACTCTACAGCGGATTGTCGTTTCGTTTGCTTCCACGGCGGCTACTCCCCCTCTTTCAACTCCCGCATTCTGGTGAGAATCGCCCGCTCTCCGATATCGCCGTCGATAAACTTTACGATGGCTGCACAGAGCTTCTGGATAGACTCTTCGATGGTCTGGTCGTCGCGCTTGGCCCAGTCTTCGAACTGGGTGCGGATTTCCTTGCGGCTGCGCCCTGTCGGACCTTGGGTCTCTTCGCCGCGTTCTGCTTTGTCGCGTTTCACTTGACGGATTCGCTCACGGGTCACTTTCGCCGGTTTGGTTGGCTTTTGATGCGGTTCCGCTGTCGGAATATGCGTTTCAGGTGCCCCGATAGGCGTACCGGGCGTCTCGAAATGCGCTTCAGGAGCCTCAAAATGCGTTTCAGGAGCGGCGGTATTTGTCTCGGCCGGCGTCGGCTCCATCGCTTTGGCCCGATCCTCCGGTTTCATGTCGGCCAGTTCGTAGGCCGTCTCGGCGGCGATCTCCCCTGTATGGACCTTCCGTTGGATGGCGGCCGGCAACTTCGGAAGTTTCAAGCTCCGGCTGATGAGCGGCTCGGAGATTCCCATGAGTTTGGCAATCTCCTGACGGGTCTTGCCCTGTTTCTCAAGCATGAGGATGTCGTAGGCCCGGTCGATGGGACTCAGGTCTTTGCGCTTGAGATTGGCCGCAACTGATGCCGCGAAGCTGTCCTCGGGCTTGCCTGAGAACCGTTTGCATTCGACCTTGAGCGTAACTCCGGCGTTGAGGTTCAGATCGGCGTTGATCTTGGTGATTGCCAGTACACGCCGGTGCCCGTCTACGATCTCCAGTTGGCTATCGGTGTTCCACTGGACCAGGATGGGTTGAAGTTGACCGCGGACCAAGATGTCTTGAACCATGTCCGCTACGTCGGTGTCGGGGATCTTGCGCGAGTTCTCGCCGGCGTTCAAGGCTTCAACCGGGAGCATGTAGGAATTGGCGCGGGCCGCGCCTTTCACGTCTAGAATTTGTGGCATTGCAGGTTGCCTCTTTCTTTCAAATTTATTGGCCCCTCACCCGCCTTACCCTGGCGGTGCGGGATCTCTGGGTTAGGTCCCCTCTCGGTAATGAACCTGAGAGTATGGACTGAATCCCCATGCGAGGTGCGTAATCGCGTCAGCACTTGGGGCCGTGAACCGTTACGCCGGGACTTCTTCGTCCTCGTCGTCTTCTTCGTCTTCCTCTTCGTCCAGGTCGAACTCGACTGTCTCGACACTCGGAGCTTCGTCCATAACCAGATAGATCGTCGTCTCTTCGGTCATGGCCGATTCTTTGTCCTCGACGCAGACTTCATACGTCTTGCCGTCTACTTCGATCTCGGCCGTTTCGCCGTATTCGGTGACTCCCGATTCTTCGCCGTTTGGCCCCGTAAGCTGGTAGCCCTCATCGGCAACTTCGATCTTGAACATTTCTGCGGTCCTCCTCAATGAGTATGCGTTTGGTGTTTCTGGCTGTCAAGCGATAATCACGGATTTCTGAGACTGGGAGATTCCCGCCAGGAGTCCCACGAGGAACGCCGGCAGAATGGCCGCGTCGAGTACGGCTCCTTGGGGCTTCCCGGCCTTCCTTGCTGCAACTATCGCGCCTTGCAGAGCTTGGGCGATCCGTACTCCCAACTCCGGTACCTGGAGCATGGTTTGATACGCCGCCTCGATCTCGGACGGCATCAGCAGGTCAAAGGCTTCGACCGCTGTTTTCAACTGCTCAACGGTGACTTGAATCGGTGCGTCCTGCTTCGGATTCTTCGTTTCTTCCATAAGTCCTCTTGAAATATCTCCGCTCCATCTCGTCCTCTTGGAGCCACAACATCCGTAACGCTCTCACAAAACAGAATATCAGGTAAACTACGACAGCCCCGGCTGCTCCGATCAGGTATTTCATACTTTATCGAATCTTGCACGCTTGGCAGTACCAGGGCATCCCGAAGGCTGTCAGAAGGATTGCAACCGTCACCAGGGCGATAGCGGACCACTTCAAGATTTTGGGCATGTGACGTTGCCGGATCGCAAACGGAAACCATGAGACGTAGGCCCCGGCAAGACACACTATGGCGGCTACCTGGACTTGTTGGCAAAGCGGGTTCACAGCCTGACGCCTAGTTTCATTGATCGCACCTGAGTGGAACGAAACCTACGGTTTCTTTCCCCTCGCCTCTTTCTTCCCTTCGGATGCTGGTAACGCGCCCATCCGCGCAAGCTCTTCCAGCCAGTATTGCTTTATTTTTTCAGTGCAGTGGGCCATGGCGTCGTGCCAAGTCGGCCATCGCCCATGTTCGGCGTAAAAATGGTATTGATAGTGCAAACTCTGCTGATTGTGCGGATCTGAAACGTCATGCTTTACGGCGCACTCCTGGCATTTGTCAGCGGCACATGGCAGCAGGCGTAACGGCGCGAGATGCGATGTTCGTATTTTGGATTTCATAATTGCTCTCCCCTTATGGGTGGTCGCCTCAAGGGAAGAAAAGATCCAAAGAAAAGAAACCGCAGGTTTCGTTTCGTTGAGCTTCGATCCCTGAGCATCCGGCTCATTCAGCCATTCACCCGGTAGGCAATCAAGACCGCCGCACTCCCGAGAGCTACCGCAACCGTGCCCCACTTCCCAAGCGAGCGTACCGCGGCCACGGCTCCAAGTAAGACCACCGAGAAGATCAGGACGCCGGCAAACACGGCCACGATAGCCTGCTCCTGGTCAAGATTTTGCAACTGGTTGAAAAAGTCGTTCATTGGATTCTCCTGATAGTACAATGGGACGTTCCGGAGCGTTCCTGAAATTCCTTGCTTGTGACGTGAAACTCCTGCCCAACCGTGAGCGAGGCGATAATCTCCCGGTCTTTCGTTGCGTGGCTTGCAAACATTTCCGAGGTTCGGCAAGTGTGCCCGTTGAGTGTAAAGATTCGGAATTTAAGGGGGAGGTCGGTCCCTGACTCTTCAGGCTTGCGGGCCTCTTCGACAATCTCCCGCGCCGCCTTCACGGCGATCTCAGGTGTCTTGAAGTTGCCGCTGGCCATCAGGTTTCCGGCAATCCGGGCCACGGTGCGCCATTCTGGAGATTCGGGGTTCTTCATCGGATCTCCGCTGAGCGGTAGCCTTCTGGAACCGGCAACCCGCATCCGTTGTCTTGCAGTAATTCTCCCTTGGAACTCCACACGCGACCGTTGTAGCTTACCTTTGCCACGAGCACGCCGCTATCGGTGTAGACGTTTCCACACCGCGCCTTGAACTGGCTCGATCCCAGTCCGTTTGAATCCCGGTACCGGCACAGCATAGCCGCTGCCATGTCAGCCGATTCAACCGGGATCTTGAAGGTTCGGCAACCGACTGCTGCGAGGTAGATGTAGCCTCCAGCCGCTTTCGTAATGGCGTTTTCCATCTTGGCTCTCTCCACTGCTCAAGTATGCGGCAATACTTTACCGGCTGTCAATAGGTTTGGAGACTTTATTTTCGAGTCTAAACCTTCGGGGCCGGGCGCTCCTTCTTCCGCTGCTCTTCGATCCGTTGCCGAAACTGCGCTTTCTCTGGATCGTTGAGAACTTTCAAAAGCGAGTTTATCCGTGGATTTTTCAGATTCCAATATCGGGTCCGACAGAGAGGGTTGCAAAAGTCTTGCCACGGCCTCTTCTTCGCAAAAGTCTTACCGCATGGCTCAAATCGGCAGATTGCATCCGGCATAGTGCTGTAGCCTCATCGACAGCATAGCATAAATGCGGGTGAACGCATGTACAACGCATTCCATAGGTAAGGGGGCGCACCGGCACCCTATCGGCCTCCTTGGCCTCGCTACCAGTCCACTATCATTCGCTCAGTGTGCTGCTCACAGAGGGGTGTCCCACGGCAGAGCGGATGGGGCCGGATCTTGGTCTTGAGTGAGCATTCCCCGACCTGATGCCAGATGGCCGCGTGGACCACGTCAACCCACCAAAGCTCCCAGTGGCCACCGACCAGCCGGCGGTACCACTGGAAGCGATCAAACAGGTAGTCCATCAGATTCAGAATGAATCTCATCGGCGCTCGGCCTCCCTCTGGATGCTCTGGACTTTGAACTGCCACGGCGTACCGGGTCTTCCATCGGGGCCGCGTTCCAGGTCTCGTGCTATTTCCCGGTCCTCGGCCAGCATCGCCTCATAGGCCGGATCGTAGTCGAACCCGGAGGCTCGGAACTGGCGGCCGGCTCGCTGACGGTCTAGAATCTTCATGCCTCGCGCCTCCGCATGTCCTCGGCGTCTTCCCGGCTGATGTGCTCTTTGGGCTCTCGGACCATCAGTGCGCCTTTCAGCGTCAGGTAGAACATATCGTTTTCGCCCCACGGTCTATTGCAATGGGCACCGGCGCACTTGATGGCGAGTCCCTTCGCTACGAGGTCTTCCCATTCTTCGTAGCTATCGCCGCCCTTTCCGATGCAGAAGTGATTCCGGTATGACGTGTTCTTCTTGTTGGGCAACCCGAGGGCGTGTCGGGCCAGTTCGCGTTGTCGGTCGGTCATCGGTAGCTCGACGGCGCATACCGCCGCTCCTGGCTTCTCTGAATGTACAAGGTCGCCGCAACCTGCCGCACGTCCTCCCCTGAGAACTGGACCGGCAAGCCTGCCGCGGTTGCATGTTCCCGAACCGTCACGAGAACTTGCACGGCTTCATCGGCACACTTGAGCCATTCGGACTTAAGGTCTCGGTACGGTATCCCGTGATGGGTCGCATGGCCTGGCTGATTCGGCTTCGTTGCAGCTTCTTTACGCGCTGGGCTCGGCGTCGTGGCTTCGATTCTTCCGACTCTCCATTCGTAGACCTTGCGGCCGTCAACTTCGATCTCTCGATAGCCAATTCGGAACGGCTCCCCAATCTTCAGACCGAGGGCCTGGACCTGGCCGGCTACCGGGGCTCCGGTGAACATGACACGGCCGTCCGTGAGGCTGAACAGATATCTCATGCCGCGGGCCGTCTTGATTTCCTTGCCCGTTGGGAACTTTAGCGCAACCTGCTCGGGCACTCCTGGCTTAAACTCCAGTACTTCGCTCTTCATCGGTTCTCTCCTTTTTCGGTTTTGAAACTCTCTTGGGGGCGCGGACGGACCGGCCTTCCATCTGGCGCGTCATTTGAAAAAGCCCCTGGCCTTCGGCATAGCAGCGAATGATCTGGTTGGCTCGGTTGCAGGCGTTGTTGTGCGCGTGATCGGCTTCCGATCTCGGAATAAGCACCATCCCGGCTCCGATCTCGGTTTGGATGTCCTTCAACGTCTGGATGGTCTCGGCGCTAGGTTTGCTCACGGGTTTCTCCTTCGGCTGCTTGCGGCTTTGTGAGGGCGGCATCGTACCGTTGGATCGCCCAGACTATCGCGTGTAGGCACCACAGGAAGTGGTACGTGTATCCATTTCCGTCGATCTCCCAGGAGTCCGAGAACGAAAAGCCGTCGTGCTCGAAGTTTGCAAGGCATCTTCGCGCGTTCGATTCGTCTTCGTCTCCGAACACTTCCTCCTCTAGTGCCGCAATCACTTCGGCCTTTCGGGGGTCTTCTAATTCGTAGCCGTCAAGGCTGTCCAGCACATTTGCCTTGAACGTGTCGGCGTTGAATCTCTCAGCCGGGCCACCGAAGCGGCTTTCGCTCTGGATCTTCTCATGCCAGTACGAAGCGTTGATCTTCAGTTCTTTTGAGCGGAAGAATGTGAACATATCATCGACTCTGGAAAACGTCCACGTTCCCATGTCTCCGTGGATCGCCAAACTACCGGGCCATGTGACGATCTCGAACCACATATTCCCGGTTTGCGGGTTGCGGTAAATGAGATGTCGATACAGACCGTCCTTTAGGTGAACCTTCATCTCGTGTTTGGAAACGTCTATCAGAAACTGCTCGGCGCTCATTATTTTGGTGCTCATTTGATATTGCCTCTCGTGCTCCGGTACTCCTCGTTCAACCCCTCAATCGCGGCAGAGAACGATACCCCGTAGCGGTCCTCGAACGGTCCATTGTGAATCAACGTCGCTTCGTCGTGGTGAACCCGGCACAAGGGCACGGCGTTGTAATCGTTCGCTCGGGCCTGCCCGTAATGTCCGACGTGGTGAGGGTCGATCTGTCCCCGGCACTTCCGGTTCTCGATCATGCACGGTTGTCGCCGGATGAACCGCAGATAGGCCGGGTCCTCGATCTTCCCGCGCCTGGGCTTCAGGCGGTACGGCTTCAGCCGGGCGTAGGTTCGCAGCCTGGAATAGCGGCGGAGCATCAGGCGACCTTCCTCTGCTCGACCGATACCAGTTCGACGGCGCCGCAGTCCTGGCACTTCCAACCGGCTTCGGTCCAATCCATCCTTGGCGATCCGCAACTCAGGCACGCCGGAGCTTCCTGGACCGTCTCGGTTTCGGCTTCTCTGACTGCGCTTTTCATGCACCTTCAGTATGCGGGATGCTTTACCGTCTGTCAATGGGTGGCGGTACTTTTATTTGAGGATCGGGTACTAGGACTCGATCTCGGCCCAGCGGCGGCTTTCGTGGCCTTTTCCCAAAAACAGCCGCTCGGTGTTCTGCCTGCTGTGAGTCCAGTAGTGGCACGTCGCACACAACAGAACCACGTTATCGGGGTCGGCGCGGCGTTCTACAATCGAGAATGAATCGACGTGATGAAGGGCGAAGTCTTGCGTTTGTCGTTCGACTGTGCGAAAGTCCAATTCACAACGCCGACAGATACCGTTATCCCGTTTCCATACGGCCTTGACGCACGCTTTCCATTCGGGGCTTCGATAGAACGTCTGCCGTTCCGGAGTGATTCCGCCGCGCCAATGTGGATTGACGGCTCCGGCTGTCCCTTTCAGCCAATGAACACCATTCTTCAGATAAGGGACGGCATTTCTGGCGCGGGATGCGATACCAACCAACTCTCGCGTTTCGGCTGAGTGCCGATGGCCGGCGAACCCGCTACGTTGCCCTTTTACAAAGTAGTTTTGTGGATGGCCGAAGCCGCGCTTTCGTGTTGCGATCCCAACTGCTCTGACCCATTCCCACGCCGTCTTGGGGTCGATTTCAAGATCCTTGGCGATTTGAACACAGTCCCGACCTTGCGTCTCGTACTGGTCTCGCAACCATTCTGCCGATGGCCTGATTCTGGGGCGTCTGGTTGGATTGTTCGTCACGTAATTTCAGTATGGAAACATCTTTGCAGAGTGTCAATAGATCAGGCGGGTTTTATTCTCAAACTGGTACCAGGACTTGCAGCGAGAATTCCTACGTCTCGATCTCTGGCTGTATCGGTTCAAGATCAAACAATGTGGGCATGGAGGCTTTCATTTCGGCGGCTCGGCAATATCCAACCGCATCCCGGTGATACTGCTCGTTTAGCTCAATCGTGAATGCCTTTCGGCCCATCGATACGGCGCAATATGCAACCGAACCAACGCCGCCAAATGGATCAAGGACCAGATCTCCCGGATTCGAGTACCGCTCTATCAGCCGCTCGCAGATGTCGAGCTGAAGCGGGCAAATGTGCATCGTCAGATTTTTCCTTACCTGCTCTGAATTTAGAGTCCGCATCCTGGCCACGTCGTCCCACACCCAAGGTGAATTTGGATTCGGCGGGTCGAGCGCCATGAACGTGCTCGGCAGTATCCCGCGGGCCTCCATCTCCTCGGCCAATGAGACGTGCTCTTGGTAGTCGTACACGTGCGAGGCACTGTACTGGTGCCAGAGCTTCCGCAACTTGTCCATGGGGATTGAACCGAGGTCTTCGGGCCGGAGGAAGCGGTTGCCGTTCGATCTCCACATGGAGTGTGCATCGAACTGCCATCTCGCCCTGGTGTAATCGGTTTTAGATTTCACAACTGGCACGTCGGCATAGGCTCGTGTCGTGTCGGTCGGCAGCTTCCTGAAAAGCAAAATGTACTCCGGGCTCCCCACTCCCATCTTGGTCCCGTCTTTCGAGTTCTCGGTCCAACCGAGGCGGTAGGTTTGATTGTTCTCCCGAACCACGTCCGTTACCACTGTGATCCGGCCGCAATACCTCAAACCATGTCGAATCAGGTGAGCTACACATTTGTCTGAAAACGGATTGACCGTGTACATGCCGTCGCCTGAGACGGAGCCGTACACAATCCGGTCTTTCGCGTGGACGCAGTAGAGCCGTCCGGGCCGCAGGGCGCGGATAAGTTCTGGCGTCAAGAAGTCCATCTGCTCGAAGAATCCTTTGTCCCCGTCGTTATGGCCGAAGTCGTTGTAGGTCTCCGTGTATTCGTATGCGTCGCTGAAAGGGACAGAGGTCACGATCAGGTCTACCGAGTTGTCTGCGAATCGGTGTGCTCCGGTGCGAATCCCCAAGTCGGAGGGGGACACCTTCAACTTATCCCCGTTCTGGCCGGCAACGGTTATCAGGTGCTGCACTCGTCGGGTGCTCTCCGGGTCCACACATTCAAGACCCTGCAACTCCATCACGTTGTCATTGCAGACCGCCGTGAAGAGTGAGCCTTTGACTTCCTGCCGCGGCACGCCGATACTCCGTTGCATTTCGGCGCCGGCCTTGATCTGATTCAGTCCGCACTCTCGGATGATTTTCGACATAGAACCTTGCAACTCCTCATGCTGTTTCCATTTCACCATCAGAGCATCGTAAATCGGATCTTCCGATTCGGTGTAGATCAGGTGAACGTCTACCGTGTGCTCTTGTCCAAACCTCTGCGTACGCGCAATTGCCTGTACCAAATCGCTGAACTTGTAGCCGATCCCGAAGAAAATCGAAATGTGACACTGCTGCAGGTTGGCCCCGTATCCGTACATCACAGGTTTGGTGACCAGAGCGACGGTGTCTCGGTTCAACCAGTGCTCCAACTGCTCCTCGCGGCTTTCAATCGACATCGAACCGTCAAGGGAGGTGTACGAAACTCCCATCCCATCAAGCAACTTTTCTACGGCTCGCTGTTCATCGTTGAGTTCGCACCACACGATGAATTGAGGTAGCGAATCGCCCGCTGAAGCATTTCCGGGTTGTCCTTGAATAGCCCGATTGCCGCATTGCACTGTTGGCACAGAAGCCCCCGCACTGCTCCGGTTTGGTGATTGTGGTCCACTGCCGGAGTCCGCATAATTCCGAGGCAGATCGGGCAGATTCCATTTTGCTTCTCCAGACGTTCCTGAAAGGTCTCTTGAGTGAGACCGTAATCCCTCAACTTCCTCACTCGGTTTGAGAGCCTGGCTCGGTCCCTGTGTTCCGCATACCATCTCTTGCTTGCCGCCATTACCTTCTCTCGATTGGCCAACTGGTACCGCTTCGTCAGAGCCTTGTACCGTTCCGGATTTTCCTCTCTCCATTTTTTGTTTTTGGCTTTGTATTTCTCGCGGTTCGCCAGATAATCCGCCCGGCCCCTTATTTTCTTCTTTGCCGTTAGGATGACCTTGTTCTTTTCCCGATACTGTTTCTGATATGCCGCTTTGTCTAATGCCATTGATGATCTCCTTGAGTCTGAACGTCCGTATTCCCAAGCTGTCCCGCTTTTCTTTCGCCGCGTCGCTAAGACTGGTTGCGGCATTCCGCAAAAGTTTTCCTTGCCCCCATGAGTCATACCCCGCTGAGGCGTGATCGACCGGCAAACGATGCCGGTGAATCTCAAGCGGCGGTAGAACGTATCCCTCATCGGAATATCCAAGATCGCTCGGGGTCTGAACGAAAACGGCCCATGTCGAGAGCCACAGTTGGAACTCCTTCAACTTGTGCGGGTGGATCTGGAGGTTGCCGGCCTTGCTGCTGTCCCGTTTGAAAAACCTCGTGAGGGCTTGGCCGGTGTCCATGATTCCGAGGAACCCGGCGTAGTGGATCAGCTCCTTGAACCGATTCGGGCTCGGGGTCGCGGTCGCTACGAACTTGTAGGGCACCTGGTTGAAGAGCGGCAGAAACGTCTGATAGGTTTTCGATCCGAAAGAGCGGAGGCAGTTGTGAACGAGTATCGAATTCACTGAGTATGACGGATGCCGTGTTGCTGTAAGGTCGTGGAAATAGAGCTTCCCGTTGGCATCCCGGAGGCTTTCCAACTCAGGATGTCCTCGTTCCAAAATCTCAACACTGTCCACCCGAGAGAACAGAGGTAGGCTTCTTTCTTCGCGTCTCTCTGTTTCCAGATTGTCATCCGGTGCGTCCCGCCGTCCACTTCGATTGCAATTTTGTAAATCGGAATAGCGAGGTCCAAATACAGGCAGGTTGGAAGATCGGGCCGGCGCGGGTTCACTGGGACAGGATGCTCCGGTACCCAACCTGGCTCCAGGGACTCCAGCAAAAGCCTCTGCGGAACGGTCATACCGCGGCCCTTCCCGCCAATCCACTTCGGCCGGTGGCCAATCCGTCTGAGAGTTGCCGAAACTTTGTCGTGTGTCTCCTTGGTCGCATTCCTGCCCATGTCCGCTAAACGCTTTTTGTTCAACTGCGCTTTTTCGCTCCCCGCTGCCCACCATGCTGCTATTCGCTGCCCTGCAAGTTTCCGAACTGCCGGCGTATGACAGACAATCGCCGTCGTGGCCCTGCGCTCCGGCACTTCCATTTGCGCTATTCCTGAGCATCGGCGGCTGCAATACCGACGCTTCAGTTCTGAATCGTAATGCAGAAAGTAGGTCTTTCCACACCGTTCGCATTGGCGCGGCTGTCGCCATTTCGCGTTCGGGTTTATCTTGAACGCGGGTAGCGACGTTCGCCATTTCGCTGAGCAGGATGTGTTGCAGAAATGCTTCCTGCCTTCCTGTGGCGTCCTGGGAATGATTTCCGACCCGCACCAGTCGCATGGCCGAGGTTGCTTGTACAAGGGAATCGCCGGGTTGTAGTTCGGCGGCACGTATCCAGCCGCGCTTTGTGAAATACCGATGGTCGGGGCTGTTGAGGATGCGTCTTCCATCTACCTCTATTCTAACGGCAAAGTTTACCGCCGTCACGTGTTTTTTGCTAATTTTGTCAATACCAGCGGCGTTGTAGATCCTATCTCCGATTTGAAGCCGCTCAATCGGAACGGGGCCGCTTGGGGTGTCAATTAGAGTCCCGGCGGCGAAGCACGCCGCCTCGTCAAGCGAGCAGATGTCGAAGCGGTTGGGGTCAAGGTCGCCGTCGCGGATGCGCTCGTAGTTTGTCAAAAACAGTTCGTGCCCTTCGGCTCGCAACTCGTCGTACTCGTCGTTCGTCCTGACGTAGACCGGCATACGTTTGAAGCCCCGGGCGGTGCTCTCTTTGATGAACTCGCGTCGGACTCCCAGCGGACAGGTGATGAGTCCCGACTTGCAGCCGGAGTCGAGCAGTGATTCGCACACCTGAAGTTGAATGCTCGTCTTGTGGAGCCCGAACGATGCGAAGCAAGCCCGGTTCCCGCCTTGAATCATCCAGCGGGCGATATCCGCGGCGTGCGGTTTCAGGTCGGCTGTGAACTTCAAAGGTCCAGAGTAGCCCCGGTCGATGGCCACTACCGCCTTGCTCTTCAAAAAGTCCTGGTATCCTGTGCTCATCTGAACTTTCCTTGTGGTCGCCCACACTGCCGCCTCTTCGCCGATCTGGTCGTACTCTCCCAATAACCTGCACCACTCATCGGTTCGTGTTCCATCCGTCCTGATAAGGTCGGGCCGGTCGTCCACTCGAAGTTGCGGAGTCATCCGGCCGCCTCGAATTCTTCCTCGACTACCTGCCTCACTTCCTGGGCCATGCGAACGTATACTATGCTCTTGACCACATCGACCACGTAACTATTGCAGTCGGGCACGATCTCGGGAACCTCCCATAGGGTATTCCGCCGAATCGGGGTTATCGCGTCTACCTCGTTCATCGCCAAGCGGAGCGAACTGAAGTAGCCGATGCAGATTCCTTTGGCTGTAGCTTTGTACCTGTGCCGGTCGAGGTCCAGGGTGGTAGGTCCGTTTTCGGCCATCTCCACGAGGGCCTTGTATCGGAGCATGGGGCCGCGGTCGTCCTCTACTGCTGAGGGCATTCTGGGAGGGTGGTTCATATTGAACTTCCTTTCGAATCGAAACTTTGATTTCTAAACAGGGGCAGTTGGCCTTTGTCGGGTTTGGGCGCCGCTGCGCTGTTTCCTTCCGCCTGGGTTCCGTTCTGCGCCTGCCAAAGTTCGGCCCATCGGACCATTCCGGCGCCGTATCGGGTTGGATTCTCCAGGATGATCCTGGAAGCCAGCCGGTTTCCGAGATTATACTCGTCTTCTGAATGTTTCTTCATCGAATTTGCTTAAATTTGCGACAAACTAGGTCCGTGTCCCAGTCTTTTAGCCCGTGTCCCAGTCGGTGTCCCAGTCTTTTTGCATACTGGGACACCGGAAGCCCTTTGTTTTCATGTCCGTGTCCCAGTGTCCCAGTCTTTTCTTGAAAAAAGCCCTGTACCGTCTGGAAGACCCCCCCCGCATTTGGGGGGATTTCCTCGCGTATACATGCGCGAACACGTATTTTACTGGGACACTGGGACACGCGCATGAAACGAAAGGAGTTAAGTGTGTCCCAGTATACTGGGACACCGTTTTGTACTGGGACACGGCCATGAAAAGAAAGGAGTTCCGGTGTCCCAGTATGAAAACGGGCTAATAAGATTGTCTTATAATTCACTTTCTGACTCCTCTATAATAAGTCTGGCTTGTATTATATTTTCTCTTTCCCCTGGAACTGGCGAATATCGCCACTCCCGGTTTCCCCTGCCACCTATCCGGCCGCGGCGGAGGTTCAAAACCCGGAAGCATCTCGATATCCGGTTCAAATCTCCCTGTATCCAGCGCTCCTTCGGTTTCTGGATGCAAAGCCGCAGGGCGTCCGCAATACTCACGCTGGTTTCGCCGTTGACCCATTGCCTTTCGCACCACTCTGCAATTTCCGATTGCCAAGGGTCGCCTTCCAGGCGCTCGGCTTGCTGCTCCTCTGCCGCCTGATTCAGTAGTTTTGAATCAAGCCACCATACCGCCCCGATCTTGTACTGAACCGCGGCCTCGGCCCATAGTTGATCCCGGTCCCGAATCAGGCTTTTGATGTCGATAACTCCGCACTCGACCGGCCAGAACCTGCGCCCTCCGGTGTCGTCTCGCAGGTAGGTGTTGTGGTTCACGCTCCCTGCGAAGACGCACTGCCGGGGACTGGTGATGATCCGCCTTCCGTAGGGGGGGCGGAACCTGTCGGTCGCTCGGGTCATGAAACTCTTGATCCGGGAGACCTCGCCGCGGCTCATGCTGTCCAGTTCCGACAATTCGATGATCCAGACTCCCAAGGTCTGAAGGCTCGCGTCCTTTGTCCCTAGTTCTGCGATCTCATCCGTGAACCAGTGGACTCCCATGGTTTTCAGGGCCGTGCTTTTGAGGGTTCCTTGCTCACCTTCTAAAATCAGGCACGTATCCGCCTTCACGCCGGGCCGGTAGATCCTGGCTACCGCCTGGATGAGCCATCGGCTTCCGACTGCGCTGGTGTAGTCGGAGGGTTCCGCTCCCAGATACAAGTTCAACCACGAGCCGATCCTTTCGGTTCCGTCCCAGGTGAGGCTGTCGAGGTATTCTCGGACTGCATGAAATGTGTGGGCTTTGGCCGCTACTTGAACCGCCTGGGCCGCGATCTCGACTCCGACGTAGATCCCGTGATGCTGGAGCCATTCGGTGGCTCGCCGGTCTTCGTGATCGCTCCATTCGATTCCCGCAATTGCACCTGGCCACGGGGGAGCCTGACGCGCTATCGTCGCCATCGAGAATTCGCTGTAGGCCAGTACTCTGGTCCACTCGGGAGCCTGGGTCAAGGCGATGATCGCATTTGCGAGGATGGGTTTTGGGGCGCCACTTTCGCTCGTAATGAGTCTGCGTTTCCATCCGATCGAGATAGGTTCCGCTGAAGCATACGCAGTTGCGGCGGCCTCCATCTTGGCGGGGTCAGGCTGCATGGTCCGCTTTCAGTTGTTGGTTGCGGATCTTGCGGATGATTCGCTTCACGGCCCATTTGCAGAGGTTCGCCCACGTGCGGCCGGCATGAACCAACTCCTCGCAGGCTTCAGGGTCCGAGGCTTCGTGTCTGGCGAATTCGGATACGATCCCAACTGCTTCGAGTGCCTGTATTCGGTATAATTCGCGGGCGACGGGTGCGAGGTCGAACGGGTTCGCGCCGGCTTGAATGATCTCACGCTTCTGGTCTTCCAACTCGGAGCATCGCGCCATCCACCACCAGAGGGCGTCTCGTGCCAGAATCTTTCCGATCTGCCGGGCTTCCGCATTCTCTTTGCGCTCTACTGGGGTCAAATCTTTCGACTCAAGGTTGAATTCAAGGGCAAGCCATTTGAACGCTTCGCTACGGCTTGATCCACGGGCCAACATCACCAGGTCCAGAATTCCTCCGCCGGTCCCTGAAACGAAGTCGAAGTAGCAGCCTTTCGAGTCGTCCAAACTCACGTTGCGATCTTTGGTTTCTCGCCAGAGCGCGGGGACACGTTTCCTAACCGGGTCTTGTCCTCTGAGTCGTCTCCACACTTCGGTTATCGATGGCAGCTCTTGCCGCATGGATTATTGGGGAGTCTCCCAGTTACCGGCCCTTGCGGTTGCAAGCCACAGTTGAGCGGTCGAAAGACGTTTGTGGAGCTTCTCGGCGTATGCGACCATTGCCTGCCCCGCTCCGATGTGGCTCAAGGGTTCCTCTTTGACCTTCGCGGAATGGCCTACAGTGCCATCGGAATTGATCCACACCCGAATTCTATGGGTAGGGGAAAGGTAGATTCTGGAAGTGCTGGCGCGTGGCTCTGACTCTGGGTTTCCATTCTCGGGTGTCTCTGGCATCTCTCATACCTTGGCGGCTTTGCGTCTCTGGCGTTTCGGGTCTAAAATCTCTCGTGCAACTGGAGGTGTCTCGATTGGAAACAGCATCGGTTGGGCTTCGTTCTCGTACTTCCCGGATATGCTCTTTGGGGTCTTGGATCGGTAGGTGAGCACGAGCGGAATGTGCAACTCTTGACCGGACGCCTTCCAGGTTCCATTCGATCCGTTCCGTTTCAGGGCCGCCACTTCCCGGCCGATCTCAAGCAGTCGTTGGCAGAACTCGCAGCCGCCTTTGATCGCGTTTGGACCCTTCGATGGGTGGTAGCCGGGGTGTTTGTGGCAGGCTAGAACGAGCTTCAGCATCAGTCCTATACCTCGTTCTCGTGGCCTTCGTCGTCTTCTTTCAGCCGCCAGCAATACTCCCCCGAACCACAAGACGGACAAGGATAGTTTTCTTTTTGCCAACCTGGACCCTGTGGTTTCATCCCTTCCTCCACGCCACCGCGAGTAAAAACCCTTGTATCAGCCCAAGTATAAGAAATCCAAGTTGTGCTATCATCCCTTCCTCCACGCCACCGCGAGGATGGCAAACATTACACCAAGTAATACTATAGGTATCCTCCACTCAGAGCGTACAAACGGAAGCGCCAAACTGTGCAATGTTGCAAGTACGGTGTATGCGTATCTCATCCCCCGTCCTCCTTCCGCTCCACCGCCGGGGCCGCAAAGGCTTCAGGGTAGGCGCGGCGCAGTTTATAAGCGTCGCAAAGGAACCAGCGCTTGCCGTCCCTACGTAGCACCATGTCTTGATCCGCGTCGTGGCTTGATGAACCAGCGGCCATTGGCACACCAGCGCGTTGGGCGTCGGCTTCGTCGATCTCCTGTACCCGCTGCACGCGAACGTCTGCGATCTCCAAGAGAAGGCGCGAGTACTTTCGGGGCATAAACATCGAAGATCGCCACGACGTACCGCACATTTCTTCGTCCGCTCTGTACACCACGAACGGACCTTTCGAGACATCTCCGTATAGTCCAAAATCCCACGTCTCCCTCACCCAGAGTCGGTCTCCTGGATCTCCGCAGGTGCAGCAGTAGGCACAATCACGGATCTTGGTGTACGTCTCCGGCTTGCGAATAACCCGCCGCGTCTGCGTCTTGCGGTCCTGCTGAATTGCAATCACAGACGGTCCACTGAAGATAATCGGACGTTCGCGGGCTTCAATCACGGCTCTCCCTCATCTTCTGCATGAACTCGTACATGGGTTCCCCGTCTCCAGTTCTAAGCGCCTCTTCGTACAGTTCTTTGAGCTTCGGCCACTTGATGACGTAGGGCTTCCACGCCGGGAACACGTCGGCCACATCCGATAGTTCGGCTTCCCATTCAGGGCGGAGCTTCAGAAGCCGGTAGCAGCGTCCGAAGTCGTCAGGGTCTTGCGGCACGTCGTTGTGCTCATAGAGCGCCTGGCCCGTGAAGGCTTGCCAGATGGTTGCGGAGCTTACCCCGGTGTCTCGGGACTGGGGCCAGTTCAAGGCGGTAATCTCTGGTTCCTGATAGTCTCCCGGTTTGCACTTCGCATGACACTTCCCGAAAGCTCGCATCGCAGCGAGTGCGACCTCGATCCGTTGGGGCATGTTGATGGTGAGCCCTTCGCCGCATCGGGTGCAGTGCGCTGTCTCGCCAACCTTGCCGGCGGCGACTACCCAGGGGGCTTTCATGCGGGCACCTTCGGCAGCTTGTTCCGCGTCCCTCTCTGGCACCATTCAAGTTCGTACACTTCAACAACGGCCGCACTGAAAATTCCTACGAGGAGCATTTCCCCATCGGCAAGTGGTTTAGTACACAGTGCCTCAAAAGCCTTAAGAATAGAGATGTTTTTCGAGCGAGCTACTGCCTGGAGTTCCAATATAAAGCCGGCGATCATTGGTCGGTATTCAGCTTCGCCCATTTTCAAAAGCAACTCATTGCGCCAGTTGACCATCATGCGAGCAGTCTTGTCGGCGTCTGTTGAGGATATCGATGGCGTCATGGGTTTGCTCATCGAAGCATCTCCGGCAACTCATCCCACGTGCGACCGTCGAGCAGTCTGCCGGCGGCTTTCTTCCCGACACGAAACATCCGGTGATGTAGACCGTCTCCGATTGGAACGTCGTCGCATTGTCCAACCTTGAACAGGTCACGGCCGTTGTTGCTCACGGACCATTCCCCGTTGTGCTTGTGGAAGTAGGGGACTCCGGCAGCCTGGCACTGGTCGCGGATCGCTCGGGGCCACTCCGGGGGCATCGGGCTTGCGCCTGGGCCGGTCTCGCCGCCGGTGATAACCCAGTCGAGCCCGTGAATGTCGGGTAGGGTTGCAAGCGCAGTTGAGAGGGGCTTTGGCAAACCGGAGCCTTGGCCTGTCCATCGCGTGAGCCACGGCGATACATCCAGTGCCGAAAGCAACGGCTCTGCGCTTAGGAACCGCATCGCGGCTGGCGTCTGCCGTAGATTCTCTATCCGCTTATTGGCCCGCTCTTGGTCCTCTGCGGAGACTCCTAGACCGAGGTTAGGAAGGGGCCAGTCGTACGCTTTGCACGTGCCGATGTCGAGGTACTTGCCGTATTTGATTTGCTTGCTCGTGTGGCAGTATTCGCGCATTCGGTCTGCCCGCTTCGTGAGCCACAAGTGCCGATGCTGAGGCGTCAGGGCACAACACCCGACGATACGATCAATCCAAGAGTCTTTGACCCACGGGCCGAATAAATCGGTACAGTCGCACCAAAAGAAGGTCGCAGGCTTCCGGCGCCAGAGGACTTGTTGAATCACCTCATCTTCGAAGAACAGTTCTCCGCGGTCCTTGTTTTCGGCTGTGAATTCCAAGCCTGAGAGGTACGGGCCGGTCTGCATCCTGGAGGCGTAGCAGTGTTTGCATCCGGGGCTTAACTTCTCGCAGTAGTGGCCCACCTTCCCGGTTTTCTTGTTGCGGAACCGGATCGGATTCACGGTGAATCCTTGGGTACCGTCCTGGTTTCGGACCCATTCGATAGAGGTTCGGGTCATAGTGGCTTTCCGGTCTTGTTGATGACCGTGTAGGTGTTTTCACTCGCAGTGCGGATCGGCCCGTACTTTCGAGCTGCGCATACCCGGCCGGCGTGCCAACCGATAGCGCCGAAGAATGCACCGGAGTAGGCGAACAAGCAAAAGCCGATTCCAGCAGCTATGATAATCAGACAATCTTTCATGCGGCGAGTCCCTTCCATTTTCGCCATGCGTCCAAGACCTTCTCGCGGGCGGCCGGGGACAAGCCTTCCAGGCAGCCGAACGTGAGACGGTCAAACAGGTATTCATGTAAATCGTCCCACACGCATCCGAAGCTCCAACCTCTGCCACATGCGAACTTGTTTCGGATTTCAACGCACAGCAGGCAGGTCTTGAACGTGCTCAATTCTCCGTACCACTTAGCCGATGTGCGCTCGTAGTTATCGCCGGGTTGGATGGCGTTTCCGCATTCTGTACACTGGTGGGTCTTGCGGGCCTTCGGAGTCGTGACGTCGTAGAACTCGGCTTCATTGTCGTCGTTCCGATTGAGCACGCAAACGTCGGAGCAGGGGCCGGCCGCGAGGTCAGACATTAGGGCTCTCCGGTGGCTCTTGGTGCTCACGCCTCCATGGTGGTATGTGGCAAGGGCAGTAACATGCGATCTGGCCAGCAAGCCTCTGGTCAACTGCACAGCGCCATGCGTCCGTATAAGCACACCGGCAAGCCTTTACAATCGGGGCCGCGGCTTCCATCAGATCATCCAGCGCCGGGCCGTTTGTCGTCGGGAATCCTACAGGCGGGGTCTTGGGGGTTGGGGCGGGGAGGGCCGCGTCCAGCATCTTGTGAATTGAGGCTATAGCGATTCGGAGCCTGGACAGGTCTCGGTCCAATGCTACATTGTCGGCTGATGCTCGCTTGCTCAGGTCAATAGACAAGCGGATCGCTTCGTCTTGAGCGAGAATGTGTCCGTAGGCCCACATGAGAGCGGCAATCACCGGGTACGGGGTGGCGAACAGCTTACCCCGGCACAACCGTTCAAATTCGATGGTCTGGTGCGGAGCGTATTGGTGCAGGATCTCCCGACAGGCGTCCCGGTTCAACTTCAGATCCTCTTCCAGGGATGCGCTCACGTCGTCACCTCCTCAACTGTGACCGATCCTCTCAGGTCTCCGAATCCGCTGATGTGCTGGTAGCCGGTTTCGTCGCTCCAATGTTGAGCGAGAAAAGTTCCAAGGCTGCGGGCATCTTCCGGGGACTTTGCCTCGACGGTTATATCGGAGCGGACGCGGAATCGCCGTAAGGGAATTTCGACGTAGGGAGTCTGTGACTCTTCGGGTTCTTCCATGGGTTCTCTCTTCTGGCCGGTTCGATCCGGCCCGCGTTTCTTAGACGCGATGGCATTTCCAATATAAGCCGATATTCGGGTCTTTGTCAACGGAATTCTTGACTATCGGATAAAATTCTGGTACGCTTCAGTTTATGAACGTAGTCGAGCAGGCTTTGAAGAATCTCAGCTGGACCAACATCGCTACCCGTTCGGGTGTCAGCCTGGCTGGAGTGTGGTTGATCTTTCACGGGAAACGGCGCGGGTCCATCGGCACACTGCGGAAGATTGCGGGGGCACTGGCAGTAGGGTTAGACGATCTCGATTCGTACCTGCAGAAGCTCCCCAAACCTGAGAAGCGGCCCTGGCCCAAACTCAAGCCGAAGTCTAAGGTTCGAGGCTCCGTAGCCGCGTAGGCGCCGAACCTGAGTGGAACGAAACCTACGGTTTCTTTCCCCTCGCCCCTTGCTTCCCTTTAAGATCACGTCCGCAATCGCACCGCTCCGAAGGACAGAGGCAGTGACAGCCGAAGTGCTGCAGGGGGTTTCCGCATTCAGGTGGGCATCTCACGATGTGGCCGCCGTTGTGGCACTGGCACTTATTTCCGCACTGGCAGACCTTTGGGAGTGAATTGACCATTTCCACAAAAGCTCGAAACAGACCTTCTAAAAGGCTTGGATTAGGTCGTCTCGGCATCATTTCACCATCTGTTTCAATCGCTTGAAAATCGTCGTTCGGCTGCACTTCAGAACACCTGCCATCTCCGAGAGGCTCAAGCCCTTCTTCTTCATCTTCTGAAGCCGCGCCTGGTTGATCTCGACCGGCTTCCTTCCCCAGTGCTTCCCGCCGATTCGGACCCTCGAAACTCCTGCCTTCACACGTTCACTCAGCCGGTTTCGCTCAAGCTTGGCGACGGCCGCCAGAATCCCGAGTACAGCTTCCCGGAAGGGGCCCAGCGTGTCAAGGTACTGCTCTTGCAGGCTGAGGAACTGCACGCCGGCACGGTCGAGCTCCTTCAATCGGTGCAGGGTTTCGTACACGCCTTCGCGGCTGAATCGGTCGAGACTCCAGAACAGCAGAACGTCGAAAGGGCGCTTTGGTTTCGTGACGTCTTCAAAGAGCTTCTGGAATTGCTCTCGGGGTTTTCCGCCGGCTGACTCGCGGTCCTCATAGACTCGAACAATCTTCCATCCTTTCAACTTGGCGAAGTCGCGGAGTTGAAGGAGTTGGTTCTCGGGGTCTTGACCGAGGTTTCGAGTCGAAACACGGGCGTACAAAGCACACGTCATAGAGGCCGGGAACCTGCGGCAAACGAAACCTACGGTTTCTTTT